CTACGGGGTCGCATGCGCCCCAACGGCAGCCGAGAGAGGGATCGATTCACTGGGTAAACTTTGCTCAAAGAACTGCCGATAGGGCTGGTTCATCTTGCAAAGACTGTAGGCCACGCGTGCCATTTTAGCAGCGACAGCGGTCAACGCCTTACGTCGCACATCTGCATCGCCTGGGGCAGATTGAATATATCGTTCATATTTACTGCGAAAGGAATTCTCGCGCATCCGTACTGCGCCCACGCCCGCCAGCCAGAATACGAGCCGCAATCTAGCATTACCTCGTTTGGAGAGTCGCTCTTTGCCACGATAACTGCCGGATTGCTGTTTAGCCAGATCGAAGCCGCAATATTTTAAGAATTGCCGATGATGACCGAACCGGCGGACATCGCCTGCTTCGGCGAGGATGGTTAAGGCGATGATGGGGCCGACGCCGGGTAGCGTTTGTAAATGGCCGAATTCAGGCCGTCCATCGAGCACTTGGGTCGCACGGGCTTCAAGCTCACTACGTAGCTGATTCAGTTGTTGATAACGGGTTAGGGTCACGCGAAACATGTCAACTGCAAGGCAGTCCAACGCGTGGGGCAGTGCCGTTGTCGCCCCGGCCATTTCCCCTATTTCCTCCAGTTTGGCTTGTTTATTAACTTTGCGTCCAACGGTATCCCAGGCTGCTAGCACGAAAGCTTTTTTTGAGAGCGCTCTGACGTGGCCGGGGGTGGGAAATTGGAGCAAAAAACGGATAAACCATTCATTGCGCGTCGTCGCCCAATATCGGTGCATCTCGGGGAAATATAAAGGCAATCCGTGATTAATCAATGAATGTTGAGCCTTGGTCCGTGCTTTGGACACTTGATAATAAGTTTTGGCCAACTCTTGCAGATCATGTGTGCCGGCGACCATGGGGTCTACGTATCGTTGAAAGGCCTCTCGTCGAAGCATTTCGAGTATCACCATTTAATACTAGAGATTAGTAAGCTGGTTATTATCGCCTGTCCGTTAAAGTGGTTGGAGTGAATCTTTAAAGTTGGCTTTGTTTGCCAAATTTACTTTGTACGGAGAGGATCTCCGAGCCCTCTATCACTCTGTCCAACCGTTTACATCTGCCAAAGCTTCACCCATAAAACGCAATTTTTTAAATAAATCGAAATTTTAAGTTAGGGGCAGCCTAGCGGGATCCCCTTGTGAGTAAGCGGCTGTACTTGATTAATATTCGATAAAGGCAATTGAGTAGAAGGAATTTTGATTAGGTTATTAAAGATTGCTAGATGTTGTTGAGGCAGTTTTCGACAATATTTGATCTGGTCGTGGAAAGTGATAGCAGAATTTAATTAGTAAAAATTTGGCGAACGTTCTAAAGATCGATGTAAAGAGTTTAAAGAGTTAGATAAAGCAGATCATCCACTGTTTATCTAAAAAAAATTTTGATTGTAGGATAGGCTAATGCCGATTTGCCGTCCTTTAGCACGCCAAAAATGCTGGCAAAATGCTGGCATTCTGGAGCCAAAACAGCCCTAAATCACCCCAAAATAGGGAAAATCGATTTTCGTAATCTATTGATTTTAAAGGATTATTGGTGGAGCCGGCGGGAATTGAACCCGCCACATAGGGGAACAAGGGGACTTCTAGGGGTTTAATATCTTGATTTTACGAGGCTCCATACCCTTACAGTTCCCTGGCTTCCCCTCATTTGTCCCAAGATTTGTCCCAAACTATGCGAGCATACAAAGAAAATCGAGAGGTATTTATCGGAAGAATTTTGAATGCACCCAAAGCTGTTGACGAAACATCAGATACTCAAAAAAATGACTCTGCAAAACTAAAAGATCGGTTGTATGAAATTATGGATATGCTCTTTCAGCCTGAAAAGGAGAGTCCATTTGAAACCATCGCATTCTTGCGAAGGCAATATGAATTTTCTAGAGGCAAGCAGTGATCTTCTTTTTCCTCGCATTTTTTGTGCTTAATAAACAATATCTGCTTCATCAGACTCTATTGATTTGAGGAGCAAAAAAAATCTTAACTTTCGGTTTTATTTAGTCCGCAACTGCTGATAAAAACTCCGCCACCCTAGCGCCTGTTCTCGCCACTGTCAGCAGACATTGGCGTTAAAGGCGTTGACCTCTTTAAGTTCAGTAACTTAAATAGGCATCTCTCTAAGAATCATAGAAAACCAATTCACAGAAGTTGACGCCAGTAAAGTATTCTCTTGATTTCTTAAGCCTTTTTATTACCTTGCCTTATCGCTAGATATCCCTGAAGGCAGAGGCTATGCTATAAAAAAGCTCTTCTTTATTCCGGAATTCGCAGAAGTGTACCTAGCAGATCATTAATAGAACTTAAGCAAATTATTATGATCTCTATAACAAGTAACACTCGCGCCAGAAGTACTCAAGGCTCTTCTAGTGATCATCATTTTCGCCAGCAGACTGAAGAGCTAGCTCCTCCCCTTAGACAAGCGGCGCAAGAACATCACCCTCTTAGTTTAGACGAACCACCTAGAGCGCTTGAAACGGAAGGTGTGAGTTCTGCACAGAATGAAGGCTCTACTTCGTTAAATACTGCGCAAATTATAGATAACAGCAATAGAATTAGTTTGCAAGAAGAGCTGCAAGAAGAGTTATCTTCTTCAATACTTAAGTTTCTATTTATTAAAATTCGGCTTAATAATTCTTCTAGCTTGAAGAAAAAAGTTCTTACTAAAAAGAAAAAACAAAATCTAACAAAATTTCAGCACATCCAAGAAAAATTCGGTGAAGCGTGGAGCAAACTCTACGATTTGAGTAGCGAAAATCAAAGAGTAGAGTCCGATCTGAAAGGAAGGGTATATTCTAAAAAAGAAGAATTTAAAAAATTAGAGCTGCAATCAAAAACAGAATCCTCTAAAGATCTGAAGGGAAAAGGAAAAGAGAAGATATCTGTTGAAGAAGAATTGGAAGAGTTAGAGCAGAAAGTAGATTCTGCAATAGAATTAGAAAAAGAATCAAAAAAAGAATTAGAAGAGTTTAAGCAGCAACTCATAGGTCTAAAAAATGCTCGTAGAAATGTAATAAAATTTCTAAAAGTTATTGAAGCCGATCTTAAAGGAGTAGACCTCTACTATTATAGCTGGCTTAAATGGATATCAGCGCTTACACCTCCGATTATTAATCTTCCATTGACTGCCGCTAATATTGCACTAAGAACCCCATTTATCGGTTGGTGTATTGCATTGGGAACAAATTTAATAACATGGGGGATTAATGACATATTTAATCCTATTCTCCGCAGTCTGAACCAGTATCGAACTGAGGATTTAACCTTCCTGAAGGAAGAAGTATTTACAGCAGCGCTTTTAAGTGCCTTAGAAGACAGGATTAGTGATTTTGAGGAAGGGATTGTTGATTTTGAGAAAGAAATCAGCGATTTTGATCAAGGGATTAAAGACATGAGTAATCTACTTATAGTTAAAACACAGCGAGAGTTAATACGATCACAACAAGCTTTAATTAACGCGCAGCAAGCGTCAGCTGAGACACAACAAGCTTTACTTAAAGCGTCAGCTAAGACACAACAAGATTTACGTGAAGCGCAAAAAGGATTGGCCGAAAAAGAAGCAAAACATGAAAAAGGGACTAGCGAGCTTAAAGTTCAATTGACTTTGATGGAGGCTAAAATGGATGATAAGTTTAACCAAATATTAGAGAAGTTAGGATAAGGCATGTCTGGTGTTTCATACTTGTCGTTGGCTGTGGCATAAAGCAAAATTTGCCATGTTTTTAAGAAAGTTACATTTTTATTTTACTTTTGTCTTTTTTAAAGGGCAGTCTGCATTGCTTCCTTCAAGGCAAGCGTATTAGAAAGCTACTTTTCTTTATTCATTAATAGTTAGCCTTTCTTAACTGCCAATAAAAGCTGCGCCACCCTACCGCCTGCTCTCGCCATTGCCGACAGACATTGGCATTAAAGACGCTGGCTGCTCCAAGTTCAGTAAGCGAAAGGCTGGCGGGTTCTCGGTCAGACTCAACGGCGGCTCCGGCAAACTTGCCCGTAAAGGCGGCGTTGTACAAGCGCACGAAGCCAACGTTAACGCCAAAACGGGCAGCATCTTGTTCAGTGACATAAATAGGCACCTCCTTAATCATCGTTTCGCCTTTTTCTTTGATGACTTTGATACGGTCCCGATACTGCACTTCTACCTTCGTTACAACCTTGGCTTGGGCTTCAGTTACCTTTGCCTGCGCGACAGCTACCTGGGCTTTATAGGTGAGAAGCGCTGCTTCAGCGTGAGCCAGTTTGCTGCCATAACGCATCGTTTGGAATTGCCAAACCGCGCTACCGATCATTGCTCCACTTAGGCATGCCATTAAAGTCAATCTTGAGCTGCCCATCAAACGAATCAGCCCGCCAATCATGCCTGTCCTATCCTCATCATCTGCGCTAAACGTACTGCACGTTGCTTCACCTGATTCGCCCATTGAGAAACCAGCATCTCCGTTGCCGCTGCGTCATACCGACCGCTTTGTACAAATGGGAGAGTGCGCTTAAAACCCAGTAAGTTTGTCACCCCCAAATTAAAGCCCATATTCATCAGGACACGCTGGCGCACCGAATCTAATTCACGCCACCAAGGAAGCTGCTGATCAAGTTCTCGCGCTACGCGATAAATATCGTTCATCAGCAGATAATCGTTTTCATCGAGACTAATCCCTACATCCTCTAGATTTCGTCCCGTGCCAATCGTTAGCTTACCCACTGAGTCCAGATAAGGCTTCAGCAACACGTTTTCATCCCGCTTAAGTTCCGCAACAAGCAATTTAATTTGCTGATCATTCATGGCACTTTCCTGAATGAACTAAACGAGCAAGATCGCCTCGCCCCCGCCATATCACAAAAAATAAAGCGAATTTAAGTACCACTTCAGATAAATCAATCGGCCCGATATATTGTCCCGTTACGGTGCGAATCACGGTCACACCGCAAGCAACAATGAACCCATAAGAGAAAAGCGCCATGCGCCAGTCATAAGGCTTTGTACCACGCTGATAAGTGAGTAAGCGCAACGTGATACCCAAAGCCGCAAGCATATTGAGCATCAAGAGCCAATCATTCATTTGGCTTGTCTCCAGCGCTTGAACCATTCGATTAAATCCAGTTGATTCAGCGCATCTAAACCTTTATGGGTGAGCGTGATGATCGCAGCAGAAGCAATAAAGGCTGAAATACCATGCTCGTGAATTGGCAACCATTGAGTCAGTTCTGGAGCGGCCAAATAGCCCGCGACCATTGACAATCCAAAATAGCTAATACGTATCGGCAAGCGCAACCTTGATTTATGCAACACAAAGACCGCCGCACCCGCAAACGCACCCACTAGCGCATTACCGTCAATCCCAGGCAATAAGCTCGCAAGGCTCACTCCACAGGCAAGCGTTAAGCTGGTTGCCATTGAGCTAGAGGAAAAAGGTTCAGCCATATTGATCTCTTGATTAAAAAACATCTATGTCAGCGGGCAAAATCAAAAGGCCCCGACGGTGAAATGCTCGCCACAGATTAGGGGCCTTTGCTTGAATAAAAATAATTGCAGTGAGTTAGATTTGTGCGTATCTACGGCAAGCCAACGCTTAAAAGCAGATTAATATTTAATACAGGCCAGCATCGCGATATTGCTCGGTCGAGTTTCACTGCCGCCGGTAGCTTGAATCGTGATCGCATGCTGATGTGCGCCATCTTCATGAATCGTGTGCTGATGATTGCCGCTTGGCAGGGCCACGGCATTGGCTCCGCCATAGATACAAACATGGGTATTGCTCGCACTGCCGCCCCCTGAAAATCCAGCGTTTATAAGGTGGGTATGCTCGCCATCTATTGAAGTAGCGCCGCGATGGTTATGGGTACCAGCTTCTTCGATAATCGCTATATGGGTGTGACTTTGTATTTCGTGAGATTGGTCGCTGCCAAACACACGCCCCGTATCTACCCCTCGACCGTTATCCCATCCTCGAATAAATTTGCCGCAGAAATCGGGCAAGTTAAAGGTCGTCTTGCCATCTCCTTTGCCATAAATCGTGCCAATCGCCTCAAACAGTGATTTATAAGTGCGACGCGAAACCGCGTCGCCATTGCAAACTAAATAGCCTTCCGGTGGTGTAGGCTGAGCGAACCAACACACCGCGCCAGGTGGCAATAAATCTTCTCCTCGCTTGACATATCGCCCATCCCCTTGCGCTTGGGTTAAGTAGCGTTGATCGGCTGACGTTTTACTGATTTTTTGCGTTAATGTCTCGTCAATAAATGGCGCGTTATCTATACGTTTTATATGTTCTGCATTAATGACGGTTTGTCCATGCGCAACCGTAATGGCATACAGTCCGACATAACCTACATCTATCGCGGGTTGTTGTTGATTCCCTGTCGGCGCTGAAATGCCTGCTTTCAACATGACTTGGCATAACCCTCGGCGAACCGTTGATTGGGTTTTACCGTCATTGTCAGGCCCCCACCAAATTTGTTGAGGATTGCTGGCGTTGTAATAAGGCAGTAAATCTTTTTCCGCATCGGATTCCGTCAAACTGACTTGAATTAAATGGATTGCGCTATGTCCCTCTGTGGCAGGGGCTGGACAATCCAACCATTTGCTTTCGAGTAGCATGCCCTGCTTAACGATCGTGTGTTGTGCATCGGCGGGTAAATCGCCGTAGGGTGTACTGTCGATGTTTTGGAGGTTATAGATCTCGCCTGGCATCAGCTGCACTTGGAGCGAGGCTGGCGCTGTCGGTTCACATGCCAAACCTCGGACAACGGGCTGATCACCTAATACAGCCTGGGCGAGCTTGCCTAATCCAATCATCGCAAATTGATTCACGAACATCGGGTCGTGGTGGTCGATGAGTTGGCCTGGATATGTAATAAGTCTATCCATGAGTGATCTCCTTATTTAAGGTAATTTGAATCAGTTTTACCCAGATCACTGTGCCAACAGGTTTAACGCATTGAGGTGTATTGGTATAACGGATAATCCGCCATTCACTCACCTTAAACGGTATACCCAATAACCAAATTAACCCTATAAGCCGAATGACAAAAAACCAATACACGCGGGCTATATAGCGTTTAAACGCAGAGGCACGCCATGATGGGGCAAGATCTCGGTTTTGCCTCGCCACATTTAGCGATGCATCGAAGAATTGAAAACACTTGAACCAGTGAGATAAATGGCGTGGTCTATTGACTAAGAGCAGTGCCCACCGATTAAGCGCCATCTGTGCAAGAGGAAGAGCGGGCGTCATACTTTCTCCGTTAAAGAGGTTAAGGCCACGGTTAATTGGCTTTTAAAATCTTGCTCACATGCTTCTACCTCAGCTTGAGTCATAGCTTGGTTAATTTTCTTAACCGCTTGATGCCTTAAACCCTCAGCGATAGCTAGCACTGTCATGATGTATGCCCCTCGTTTTCGGGCATCAGCGCAAAAACTTTCTAGACTTTCGTTAAGTCCACGCGCCTCGATCTCTTTGGCAAAAGCATCTTGCTCGTCAGACGTGGCTGTGCCTTTTTGTATCGCTACCGCGACGCGATAACGATGTAAACTAACCAGGATATCGATCTCATCGCATGCGCCTATCGCTTGTTGGTGCTGAGATCGGATAAGGTAAGTTAAGCCACTGAGGGCCGTTTTTTTCGCCCCTGCTAATAGTTGATCTTGGGCAGGGAAAACGGCATGCGGATAGCCTTGGGCATCCGCCTCAATGCGCGCACCTTGCGCGTTGTCCTTAAGCAAGGCTTGATGCGCTTGTGAACTGATTTCTACCGCACCCTCTGGCAACGTTTTATGCAGGAGCCTATCGTAAAATCCGCCGGTTTTAGCTGAGTAGTAAAGTTTCATGGAGGGCGCCTCACTTAATAGCCCAGCGCGAGCCAATAACCATCTATAGCAGGCGGCTCACCATGGAAATCACAATACAACTGGAAATCCTCCTTGCCATTTTTCACGACGTTGATTGAGTGTATGCCGCTTCCAGGGCGGCCTGCGTTAGTCGCAGACAGCGATAACACAGCATGGGGAAAAGCAATCGGATACGTCACTTTGACGCCTTGAAAAGTAGGTTTTTCAACAAACCCCCATTGCCAAATAAAGCCACTAGGTAGAGCTTGCCATCCCGTATGAAGTTTCGGGAAAGTCAATTCTTCTCGACGAAAGTAGCGGCTATCGCCTTGATCGGGAGTTAGATAACGGTCGTCGGCCTCTTTGGGCTTGAGATAGCGCTTGTCTCCCTGTTCAGGTGTTAAATACCTGCCATCTCCAACTTTTATTTGTAAATACCGTTGATCGGCCGCTGCTTGGCTAAGCTTCTGCGTTAATGTTTCATCAATAAATGGCGCGTTCTCAATGCGCCGAATATGTTCTGCGTTAATTGCCGTTTGCCCGTGTGCAACTGTAATCGTATAGAGGCCCACATACCCGATATCTACAGCAGGTTGTTGCTGATTCCCTGTCGGCGCTGAAATACCTGCTTTCAACATCGCTTGGCAAAGGCCACGACGAACGGTTGACTGGGTTTTTCCTTCATTCTCAGGCCCCCACCAAACTTGTTGAGGATTACTCGCGTTGTAATAAGGGAGTAAATCTTTTTCCGCATCGGATTCCATCAAACTGACTTGAACGAGATGAGTTACGCTATGTCCCTCTATAGCAGGGGCTGGACAATCCAAAAGCTTGCTTTCTAGCAGTGTTCCCTGCTTAACGATGGTGTGTTGCGTGTCGGGTGGCAAATCACCGTAGGGTGTACTGTCAATGTTTTGGAGGTTATAGATCTCGCCTGGCATCAGTTGCACTTGGAGCGACGCTGGCGCGGTAGGCTCACACGCCAACCCTCGGACAAGAGGTTGATCGCCGAATACGGCCTGAGCGAGCTTACCTAACCCAATCATCGCAAAGTGATTCACGAGCATCGGGTCGTGGTGGTCGATGAGTTGGCCTGGATATGTAATCAGCCTATCCATTAATGATTTTTTCCTTATTTGCTAATGGTTTAAATCAGCCTTACCCAAATCACGGTGCCAACAGGTTTCACGCGATGAATTGCGAGGAAAAGTTCGGCATCAGAGAGTGCGCCTTGCAGCTGTCGGCGGGAGGTATAACGGGCTTGTTGGTAAGCGTGGTATCGATAAAAGCCTGCTTCTGGCGGTAAGCGTGCCTCATGAGGACGCCAGACGGTAACCCAAGCTTGGAAGGGATAGTGACGCGCACCGTAGCGAGCTTGATCGTAATAGCTCAAGCCATAGGCCCCCGCATCCGAAATCCGCTGTGGCTCAAAGACAGCTGGCGGTTTGCCGGTGAGTTCAGTAATCAGTTTGATTAAGCCTGCACGTGTGGCTCTCTCTCTAAACAGATTGGCGATAATGCGCTGTCTAAATGCGGTATCGGTTTGACTGGCTTGTCGCCGCAGCGCTTCACCAAAAAAATCTAGCGCAATCAAATCTAGCCAATCTTGTGTGGCCGTCTTGATGCGTGTTTGCTGCTTAGCATAGCCAATCAGGTCGTATCCAAAACTGAGTAAATGAGCCAGTCCACGCAAGAGCGCATCTAAGATGGGCGTCTGATCGCCAAACCAACGCGGCAGCAGCGCTTTAAGACGCTTAAAACAGTCGTCTTGATTACCAATTTTCATAAGGGAAAAGGAGAGAGATAAATCGTTAGTGAAGCGTGACGATATGGGCTTTTAACGTTTGACGTACCGTGACGTGGATATCTTGGGTATCCTGGTTAAGCTTTATTCCCGTGACATTCGTAATTAATGGGGAAGCATCATAGGCGAGCTGGCTTAAGCGGCTCCACGCCAGTCCCTCGCCTAAGCCTAACGCATTAATGTACTGCGTAATTTTTGCTCTCACGGCGTCTTGCACCGCTTCAGGCACCGCGCCGTCTTTGACATGGAGCGCCATCTCGACATTCACTTTAACGACGTCTGGCGCAAAGACGCCGAAGTTAACCGCTAATGGCCGTACCGCATCAATCGCGCTGTAGACATGAGCCAATAAATCAGCCGTTGGCATGCCTGTACCATCGTCAATGACGACATAGAAATAGCCTCGCTTAGAGGGCCCTTCGTATGTTTCATTTTCCACCAAGCTATAACGCAAACCCGAGCGTGCTGCTGTAATCGCATACCCCCCCGCTTGTACGGTAGCTTTCGATAAAGACGCCATATAGCTGACAAAACGCTGCCTGAGTGCGACATCCGTTTCCGCATCTGCACCGTTCGTCAATGCTTGTGGATTACTCACCGTATCGATGCCGGAGATGGCTTGCGTCAATGTATTAAGCGCACCTGCTGCGACATTACCGCTTGCACCGGCTATACGTGCCGTCACAGGAATTTGGAGGTGTTCAACACCTGCCGCTAACACATAACCCTGGCGTTGCTTATCGTAATGAGGGTGTTGCGTGTCTAATTGCACGATAAATTGCTGCGTGCCATCCTCCGTTTCTAGCGTAGTCTCAACGGGTATCAGTGCAGTTTGGGCTGGCGTAAAGCGAGAGCAAGTTACCCATCCTGTGGCAGCCATCGCGGGTAAGCGTGTTAGGCCATAGTCTTGTACCCATGTGTCTAAATCTTCACCAATGGCCGTACTGGCGCGTGTGGTCGTCAGCAATTTAATAACCATCGCTTGCAGCCATAAAACCACCGCAGCAAACGCTTCGACCAGCGCGCGCAAGGTCGAGCCAACGGTTACATCCATCCGCCGCTTCGCTGCACCTTGAATCGCGGCCACTTGCTCTCTAACAAGCGTCACAAAATCTTTAATCGGTAATTGCATCTTAGTGATTTACATCAAATGACAAGGTAATAGGCTGCTTTGTCTGCGCTTCCCAATAGTGCAGCTGCACACTGACACCCTCGCGGATTGGCGTCACCTTTACTTCGGGTGCGGGCTGTGGCGCAATGCTGGCTTCTTGGCTGAGCTGGTGCTGGATAAACGCTTGAGTTTTGTTAATCTCTAGCCTTTCTCCCACCTGCTTGGGTAAGCCTGCCCCGTAATCCAAATGAAAGAGATAATCGCCAGGGTTGCTGAGTAAACGGCGCAAAATACGCTGTTGGCTGCGCTCAAGATGGCTCACTGCTTGTAAGTCTCCTGTTGCATCTAACGAGAGATCGAAGCCGAGGGTGTGATTAAGGTCGTAGAGGATTGACATAAGTTATAAAGCAAACTTGAAAACATCCGCTTGGAAGGGTAAAGAAATTTTAATTAGGCCCACCCGTCTGTCCGCCACCTGGTTCTACTCCGCCATGCGTGTGAGAACTCAAACTCACACCTTCCGCGATGACATCTCCTTCCTTTACATCTAGGCTACCTTTGATGAATGCGCCTTCTCCGCCACTGACCGTCAACCCACCTTGCCCCGTAATCGCGTTACTAATCTGTGCTTGGCCTTGAACAGTGAGATCGCCTTGTATCGTTACTGGTCCTTTGTGGTGCCAGTGAGTCGCTTGTGTATTGAGGTTGCCTTTTATTATCAGGTGCGCATCTGCACTCACTGTTGCCCGTAGCTGCTGTGCGCTATGCAACTCAACACTGCCATCGTTATAAAACTTCAGCGCTGAGCCTGACTGATGTACGAGCCACCATTCTTTTTCAGGCACCACCAAAGGACGATCAAATTCATTATAAAAACGCTGACCAATAAATCCGGCTTCTAACTGGCCCTCTTGAAATTGCACCTCGACTAAATCGCCAATCGACGGCGGCGCAAAGCAACCCCAACCCTTGCCGACCCACGGCGATACGATCGGTAGCCAGCCCGTCAGCACATCGTCGGGCTGTAATCGCACTTTGGCCTGGTATTGATTCGGGTCGTAGCTATCGACAATGCCTAGTTGCACGCTAGCGCGATGTTGGCTCGCCCGTTGTGCTTGAGCGCGCATTGTGTTGAGGAGTCCTTGCATCATCGGGATAGCTCTGGCTTAGCAGAAGTATTTTTTGCTTGAATATGCATTTGATAGCCCTCAGCAAAACTCAAACTACGCCTAATGCTCTCTGGGTAGTAAAGTTGATCAAAATCGGTATTTGTCCCCGTGAGCTGAATCACACGGCGCGCCGAGAGTTCATGATTAGCCGGAAGCGTGGCCGATAAACGCCGCTCATGCTGCGTAATTTCTCGATGCTTGGCTTGAGCAAAACGCAGGGCTTGCTCTTTGGTCTGATTCGCCAACGTATAGCGATAAATTTGTCGTCGAGGTTGCGCCAGGCCAGGTTTAATAGTTTCTTGAGCATGTTCAGTCGGATACTGCACGCTTACCCGGCGCTTTGCCGTCGGTGAGTAAGATTGCACGATCACCGTAACATCCCGGGCAACGGTCAGATGCCGTGTCAGGCTTAATGCCATCCCTGCAAACTGCGGTATCCCGGCTTTATCTGATGCGGTTTGCCAACGCAGTAGATAAGGGGTTTTCGTAGCTTGAGGCAGCGGCGCAAAATGTAAGGTGCGCCCCGCTACGTAAACCTGATACTGATACAACCTGGCAAGCCGCGTCAGTAAATCCCATTCGCTTTGGTTATGTAAGCTCACGGTATCGTAAGCAACGGTGCTTCCGATTTTGCCCTGTGTGGGCTTCACCTGGGCCATTAGCCCATTTCGCTTCGCAAGCTGTGTCGCCATTTGGCTGGCTGTGTGATTGAGCCAGTTTTCAGTGACTTTGTTATCAATTAAGCGAGCGGTTAAATCTCGCCCGACCAATTCGGCTGTCCCCGCTGCGTAGTCGAGATTTACTTCATCGACCTGTCCCACCATTAAACAATCTAATTCCTCAATTTGAGGCGCATCGGCTTGTTCAGGAAAGCCCGCATAAATCTCACATAACAAGCTGCTTTGTTGAGCAAGCCAAGCGGCATCTTGCTCTTTGGGTAATCCGTTGAGAGAAAACGCAATGCGAAAGGTATCGGCCTGATAAGCAACGGTATTTTCAACTTCAAAAGACGTCCAGCCGGTAATGATTTCGCCATCTAATTTAACAATGCCCCTTGGCTGGCGCGCTAAGACCACCTTAGGTTCTACATCAGGCATCGCTTCTCGCTGTTCTCATGGGTGGGATAGTGAGCGTCTGCACACCATGAATCATGGGGTCGGTTAAATGATTCGCCTGCGCAATCGTCTGCCATGCTGTTGCATCGCCATATTCTTGGGCAGCTAGCGTATACAGATTGCCGCCTGCGACATTTAACTGGCGGGCGCTCGATGAAGTCGCGGTTAAATTTGCCGAAATGCGCCCCAAGACGCGATCAAGTTGAATCAGTTTGGGTAACTGCGCCATCGCATTAGTTTGGCTCAGTAAGCGATTCGCACGCCGTGCTACTGAGCTATCGGGTATCAGTCCGCCTAAGGTACTCGCGTTGCGCACCACCGCATTCACTTGGGTCAGCAAAATACTCAAGCGCAAGCGAAGATCAGCTAAGGGTTGCAGCACACTATTCAGTCCGCTCGATACGGCACTTGCTACGGTACTCACTGTGCGTATCGCTTGATTAAAGAGACCAAACAAAGTCGATAAAGGGCCATCGCCCATTCCATTCACTAAGCTTTCTGCTTCCGTCATATCTTCAGCAATTAATCGATCGACTCCTGGTTCAACAATAGTGGTTACTGCCTGTGTACTGTCCTCCAGTACCTCGCACTCAATTTGATAAAGCATCTGATATTGCCGTTGATAATCCACAGTGAATGAGCGAATCAACACTTGATAGGAAAAGGCAGCCCACGTCAGCAGCAAAGGCTTGCCAGCCGCTCGTAAGCCATCTAAATAACGCGCACGATCTAATGCATTTTGTCCAATAAATCGTCCTTGCCAAGACAACGTGGCATCGGCTCGCCCTAATGCATCAATAACGCGCTTGCCGCCGATTAATTCATGCACCGCCAGCTTCTGTTCACCACCAAAGGTAATTTGCTCAGGAATTTCAAATAACGCGAATGTAAAATCGCCAAGCGTCAGCGTCGTATCCGGTTGCATCGTTAAGGCTGTGCAGGTGAATAAAAGTACAACGAGCCATCGGGCTGACTACCGCTGGAGAAAGCGGCTCGCTGCGCTGCTTGGGTTTGATGGAGAGTGACTGCTTGCGCAATCTGCCGACCATCGAGATGTAAATTCGTCTGAACCTGAATCGGATAGCTGACGGATATCGTGGGTTGATGCTTTTGATAAAACTGGTCGGGATAGAGATAATTCCGCCTAAAGTCATCCGCAAAGGTGAGTTCTTTAAACGCCCAAGCCTTCGGCAGCATTTTATTCACCCCAGCCAGCAAGCCATTAAAGAAAGCTTGCCATTGATCTAAAAACCACCAAGAGAAAGTTTTAAAGGCAGTCGCTAAGGCGTTTTTAATCGAACGCCAAATGGAAAGGTTGTACTCTTTGTACCACTGCCCAAAGCTGACCAAGTAGTGGCTGACTGTACCCCCTATGGCACGGGCTTTTTTACTGATCATGTCCCAATTACGCACCACCCAAATACCCAGCGTAATAAGCGTGATCGCCCAACCCAAAATCGGAATCGCGCGTAGTCCGATCATCACCATACGGCCTATCCATAGCATCATCGGCATGACAAAACCTCCTACAGCTATAGCTATTCGACCCAATCCGCTAACACGCATGGCTAGTCCTAGCCCACGAAAAGCCGCTGTTAACAGCAACACGATACCCTGTATTGCCAACCCTCCGGCTAATGCGGCGAAGGTGTAGCCAATGACTTGCGCTATATTTTTGTGCTTATCAAAGAAATCACCTAGCGCCGTTAGTCCTTTTGCTAAACCTAATAACCCTTGCGTAATCGTCGGTAAAAAGACGGCACCAAACACCGCCTTAAAATTTTGATAAGCCGCACTCGCTGCTATTTCCGCTCCTACAGGGGTTTTAAGATAGTGCTGATACGCCTCAGTAATCCCCATCGAGTGCTTAAAAATCGACGCATCGTTACTAAACTTCATCGCATTAACGACATACTCGCCCATGAAATCCGAGGTATTGCGATTAAAGTTTTTCATCAGCAGGGCGGCCACTGCCTCGTCTGACAAATCCATTCCATAACGCTTGCGAATCGCGGGCACGATGATGCGTTGTATCAACTGACTAGGATTGTGCACCGCCAGATCAAGATAGTCTGATTTCAGTCCACCTGCTAACGGGGCCAAGATACCCATACTGCGTAATGCGCCATTAAGTTCTTTACCTTCTAAGCCCCCTAATGCTCGGCTGATTGAGCGCATACGTGCCGGGCTTATGCCTTCTTCCCATAATCCAAGATCAGCTAAAAAACCTTTAGCTCTATCCGTCATATGGCCGCCTACCAGAGAGCTGGCAAACGTCATCGCCGCTGAACCCGCTGTAAAGCCCGTTTTTGCTTGCATATACGCAGCAAATGGCCCGTATAGCTCTTCTTGGCTCATCAGCGTATAGGCTAGCTTGCCGGTTTGGGATGCGTGGAAAAACTCCGACGGATTCACCTTGGCTTTGGAACCCAGATAAACGCGCACCATATCGTTTAGCTCGCTGCTAAAGGCGGCTGAACTTCCCATCACCTTTTGACCGCGATGCTCAAGTGCTTTGGCCGCGTTATAAACTAGCCCGTTTACTTCCTTTCCGCCATTCATCACACGCGCGATAAAACTAAAGCGGCTAAAGTCTTCTGAGGCTTTTAACGCATGATGCAGATCACCAAACGCCGTGTGCAGATCGTGAATATTTTTAATGTTACTGGTGAGCGTCGTGCCTAGATTACGCTGTGTAAGCGTTGCAGCGTGTGCCATTGCTTGGGCGTTATCTTGTGCTGACAAATTCATCGTTTTAAAGTCAGCCTGTGCTTGGGTCAGCTTTTTAGCTTCTTCATAGGGGCCTTTAAAGAGCGTTAAGCCAGCCCCGCCTAAGCTAAGCATCAGCCCGCCTTTTAGTGCCATTTTTTGAATGGCTGCAATACGCGCCTGTAATCGAGTTGCTGCGGCTTCTGTCTTCAGAAAATCTTTAGAGAGCGCCGCTAATCCTAAGCTCGCATGATTTAGCACACTGATGCTAACGCCGATTTTGTAGGCTTCAAACATGGGACACTGTTTTTCTTTGATGAGGTGAAGCTCGGTATGAAAAATTAAATTTCAACGTCATAGCTAGGCAAGTGCTTAACACCAGCAATACCGCTTGCCGCAGCATGCCCTAAGAGTTTCTTGAGTTTCTTACGATTGCGTAGAACAGCTGGCCCTAATAGGGCACGTGGTGGAATTTTTGAGGTGCCGAGTTCTTGATAGAGCATGACCTCATCAGCAGAGCCAATGACTGCCTCTAAACCGTTGACTTGATGAGTGACTGAAGCCCGTAATTCTCCTGAGCGCAAGAGTGGCTCATCAGCTGAATAACCTTGGCGTACCCGATCAGCACGTGTCGCTTCAGAGAGTGGCTCCCACTTTGCAAACGGCCCAACGGCAGGCTGATAATGTCCAAATTCAGCATGGGCCGTGCTTTCAACTACGCTCGCTGCTTGCTTTAGCGCTTGATGTAGCGCCAGTTCAGCCTTAGCCTCTAACGCGCCTAAATGCGCAGCAAACTGCGCGAAGTTATGCCATGTCTTCATGTTTTCGGTTCTTCAAACTGCATGCTGTCCCAATTAAATTTCGCCCCTTCCATTTCAGAAAAGATAATCGACCAAGCGGTGCGGTTGATATCATCCAACGAGAACGCCACATCAAAGGGGACACCGTTTTTAACCAGCCATAAACAAGCCCGAATCGGCGCGGCTTTTACGACTTTTTTATAGCCAGTTTCTCGGTCTGTTCATCTGTCTTAATGTAGTGCTCTAGTATCCCTTGCACCACCGCTGTAATGCCTTCATCATCTAATCGCTGAATCAGTGCGTCAACTTCTCCTTTATTTTTCGGCAAGCGAACCTCTTCACCATCAATTGCTCTGACAAAAATCAACGGCGATACCATATTCGTATACCTCTCATTTTTGGCGCTGTCACCGAGTACTTCAATTAGTCGATATTGAGCGAGAGCATTTGGCTTTCTCAGCCTAATAGCGCGGCCAAGACTATCAGTTACGACTATTTCTGTTTGAGCGTCTTTGATGAGGATTGCTGAAGGCGTCAGGGAAGCTGAATCGTCTGCTTTATTTTCGTTAGTTATCATATTTGCTCCAGAACTAAAAAATTTAAACAATCTGCCTGCGACGCGAAGCGACAAAGGAAAGCTTTTGCTTAACGGTCTTCGCACCCTCCCAGTCTCCGGCTTCTTCCAGCTTCAACAACACACCTTCGTAGCGATATTGGGAAATCGAGCCATCAGGCTCTGTGCGTGTCTCAGTAATCGTGCACGGCTCTTCATTAGCACCCGCGTAGTAATTACTCTCAAGTTGTGCAAAGTAGCTATCGAGTTGTGCGCCTTGCCGTTCTATCTCAAAGGAACCTGACCATCCGTCAGGAAAGCGCACATGACGGGTAATACCATCTAATCCTTTGATTTTTTCATCGGTAATATCCGGTTTGCTCGTAAATTTAGTAATGAGGCCAAAACTTAGAGGCCCTTGAGTGCTGGTTATATCTAGCGTCAGATCGCGCCCAACAGAAAAGCCGTTAATCGGCATGGCGTCTCCTTAATGAAGCTTTATTGATTTAAGGTGCTCTGTCGTGCGACTTGCACCGACTGACCACCTTCTACGTTGATTAAGAATTTTTCGATAATGGACAAGTACTTAACTTTTACGTCCGCTTGCAGATAGCCTAAAGAAACCCGCTCAGGAGGATTATTGCGTTGGTCGATTTGCACGGAGAAAGCAGCACCACCATTCGCATCGCCGATCAATCCTTGGCTCTCCAAATTAGAAAAGAAGTGACTTAGCGTAGTTGCCACCTTACGGCGCTCATCAACTGAATGAAGCCGACCGACAAAGAGTCCCATGCCACGGTCTAAGGTTGCCGCGATAAAGTGCGTCATGCGGGTGTAGTTGTCGCCTTGAATAACCGCATTCGTGCTTGTGTTATGACCAATGCGTACCCCAAATTGCCGCCCGGCAGGGATAGGATTAGTAATCACGTCAATGCCCGCTTCTGCCAATTGCTGCAACTCGGCATTAGAGTAAGTGCGGTTCTCATGGGAAATTTGTGTGCCCACAATGCCAAAAAGCGGTTTATTTAAGCTTGATTCTGCTGGCGAGAGATTCGCTAAACGGCCAGCCACGAAACCTTGTGGTGAAATAAGGCGCACCCCGTTCACTGGGTCGTTAAAGTAGCAACCGTCTCCCAGCATCAGCTTAAAGGCATAGCTATCTATGCCCTTGGTTTGTTTGGTCGCAATCGCTTGATTGATTGTCTCGCCTAATTTGCCAACCGCAATCAAATACACGCCTTCTTGCTGAGCAAAAGCCGCTTGCGCGCTCCACGTATCGGCATCGTCAGCATCGACTAAACAGGCAATCGAAACGCCAGTATTACGTAGTGCATAAAGGCCCGTGCGTAGCAATCCATCCTGACCAAGCAAGGTATGACTATTCACCTGGTCGGCCCCATCTGTCCCGCCTTTGAGCGTGAGTCTAGTTACGCTCGGCACATCTTGCGCTTCACCTGCTTGCGCGGTAATGAACTGAGACGGGCCACGCAACCCTGGCTGACCTTGGTTAATGGCATCGGCAAATGCTTGCCAGCGTGTTTTTCCGGTTAAATCTTTGGCCAGATTGTCGAATGTCTCAGGCACTAAACCTGGCATAGAGACGACAATGCGCCAGGTTCCTGCCTGGCTACCCGCGTTTAATGTCACTTGTATCGTATTGCCTAATGAGCCTGTGTAACGACTGGTGAAAGTTAAACACGTGCGTGCAGCAAGTGTCTGCTCAATGTCTTCATCGTTTGGCTCATCGGGTAGCGTTTCTTTCGGTGGTTTAGGATGTTTCGGGGGCTTTTGAGGTGCTTCTTCTGGCGGCTTTGGTTTGTCCGTTGGAGGTTCTGTCGGGCTTTGCGGAGGGTTCGGTTTATCCTCTTCTGGTGGTTTGGGTTTTTCGACAGGTGGCTTCGGAAGATGAACCACCTGTGCAGCAATGACTGCTTGTGCCGCTTTATCCGTACCATCCGTGACTCGCACACAGCGAAAATTATTTGCGCCTTGCAAAACCGCTGCGGCAACCGCTGTACCGAGATCATGCCGACGTGCTTGCATCGCCCCAAAAAGACGTGCGTAATCGGCCATTGACCCTATCGTGGTGGGTGCATTCACTGGCCCCCAACTCGCGGTTCCCACCATCCCTAACACATTGGTTGGGACGCCATTTAGCTCTAATAACTGTGGCGGTACGATCTGCACATAAATGTCAGGGACAATTAGTGAAGTCGTATTCAGTGTGCCTTGTTGAACAATAGGCATAGCCTAACCCTCAAGATAAAGCAAAATTAAGAAATTGTTTTAGTGCAGATGACAGGCGTCATCATCGTGACGTCCGATGCCGTTTCGGTGAGCGCATAGTTCACTTCATAGAAAAGGTCACGCCGGTACAGTCGTTGAGTTTGGAAATCATCGTTATCCACGCTGCTGCGATAGCGCAGTAGCGCCACCGTGCCATCGGGAAGCGTTAAGCGAAATTGCCGAGCAAAGGCTAAATCAATCGCTGAAGCGATGACTTCACGCTGTTTAAAGTCAGCCGCCCACACCGTGATTTGAAAAGGTTTAGTACGATAGTCCAGCGCCCGCAGGCGTCTACCAGCAGTACTAATTTCAACTTCAAGGCGATATACATTGGGAATGGTTAGGCAAAAGCCATCGGCAATGGCTGAGCGTTTTGCTTGTAGCTTTTGCGCTAGGGTTTGTGCGATGTTTTCAAGGGTTTCATTAACTTGGCACTGATAAGCAATGGCTGCTTTATCAGCAGTCACAATGATCGTTTGCGCTGTCGTTGCGGCCCCACTCAACATCACCGTCTCGCCTCTTACGGTGGCTGTAAGCGTAGGTTGATTAATCGTCAGTGGCTCCCACGAAGCCGAGACGGGGATAGCGCTTTGTTCTTCAGCGCGCGGAAAAACCGACACTTGAACCACTTGTGCGGTTAAATCCTGTTCTAGCTGCTGCGGTTCAGGCCATCCAGCAAAGACTCGCACCGCCCCTTTTATGATGGAAGGTTGATCGGTGCCATACGGATACACCGCCTGCGCAATCACACCAACCAGGGCCTCGCTGACTTCGCTCAAATCAGCCATTACGGATGCGCCTCTTTCATTTGCAAACGCCAGCCCAATTCAGATAATTCAGCGGCATAGATGGTGTAACGCCGCGCTAAATCATCAGTGATCACGTCACCTGGTTGAATCACGATAGGGACTGATATAGGCAAGAGTGCAACCCAACCGGCTTCTTTCACGCTTGCCGGTAACGTTAGACCTGCATCTTGTCGGGCACCAAGTAGCAAAGAAGCAGGCCACGCCGTTTCGGCACCCAGCACAACCTGTTGCTTAGCTTCGATACGTCCCTGATAAGGCAGCGCCCCGACTGCTGTTTGGTTCATGGGACGACTAATTTTAATTTTTCGATGGCAAGCGACACATAAAATAGGCAGATGCAAAGCTTGGCTTGCAATAAACCAGATACTTCCACCCCGAACCAAATAATCCCCCGCTTGAGTTTGGCTGCCCTCAAACAAGCCATACCAAGCGGCTTGTCCATATTGGCGTGCCTTGCCATAACGAACATCTTCAGCGGTAAAACTGGCCTGAAGCATCGTAATCGAGTGAAGAAAAGGGCTGTCTGCTTGGAGGGGACGAAATATCTGGGTATCTACTCCCAAACGCTTAGCAGCCTTGGCATAGCCGCTATAAATCTTGGTCTGTAACGTGGCCGCATCCATTAGATTTGTATCCAAAGATTAGGTTGCGACAACGATGGCCCTGGTTGCACCCCTAAAAAACCGCATAGCCGCCGCCTCAAATCATCTAATAGCGCTGCCCGATCTTTGTGTTCGTACTGATTGTGTTTCCACACAGCTGCCTGATCAGTGTCTAGATTAGTGCGCGTTTGATCGACTAAATCGGCTTCCAATTGCACTAAACGCGGCAGGTACGTCTCCCGAATTACCGCCTCTTCACTCGCTTGTAAATGATTGAGTCGATATTCCAACGCGCCGTACCAATTAAAGTAGCGATAACCAAAGTGCTGTGTCGCTTCATTTCCAAACACCGGATAACCGCAAAAGCGGCGTATCGCAGTTTTTTCTGCTTCGTTAAATGCCATCACTCAACGCTTAACCGGCATGCTCGATCACAACCGCTCGCTTATACCAAGCGTCATTCGCAGTGGGGATAATGCGCTTATCTGCAGTGGCATCCGAAGGCACCGCAAAGCCCCCAATCCAGAACCACGACTGCGCAATAATCTGTTGCAAACGATCAATGCTGCCACGTGTGACTTGTGCCACGCCATTCACAAAATGAACCTCGCCCGTATCGCCATAGTCTTGACTCATCACCGCTTGCATACCGGCGAATTCGCCCTCAATCAGCGCACCAGGTGCCACCAAAATGGGACGGCGAATCGTATAGCCACCCACTTCCTGCACCCAGACTTCGGTCGTTGGTACAAAATCAATCCCCGCTAAATGCACAATTCGACCACTCTGGTAAGCATCTGACCGATATTGGCCTTGGTACATGATTTGAAATTGCGGGTCGGCAAACAATTGCCGCATCGATTGGTTATCTAAAAATAGCTTGAACGTTTGGTTCACCATCGCGGTGTTATTACGCAACGTAGCCTGCGCATCCAGAATGGCGTCGAGCGTTAATTTGTCATTGGCTTTGAGTTCAGCAGTCGTATTGCGATTATTTGCACGTACTAAAGAAGGCGCGTTTAAATGAATCACAGGCGTTTTGGGCGGCACTTTATGAGATAAGGATTCAACCAGCAAACGTCCGCTAATGCCACGCAGTGAAGTAGAGGTGTTCTTTTCATCTCGCTTCACACCAATCAACGTGCCACTCGTTTCACCGATACTCACCCCAGCCGAATACTGCTCAGAAACGCTCACCATGCGCCCATTCACCATCACCGTCTCAAAGCCCCGAATATCATCGACAGGCAGTTCAATGGCTTGACGACCCTCAGCAACTTTACCCTCACGTGTCGCCCAAGTATTTCCACCTAAATAGGCATCGAAAAGCGTATTGCGCGCTAATCGGTCTAACGTTTGGGCTGCTTGCACGCCATTGTTACGGGCATTTTTTAAAAACAGCTCTTTAATCGCCACGCGGCTTGTCGCAATATTTAAATCAATCGTGTCGCAGTACATATCAATGCCTAACGTGTACTGTTCTAGCGCATAACTGGAAGGCGTCATGCCATTGTCAAGATTGGTATTCGTTGCGGGATTGGCTGGCGTTTCGATAGGTGGCTTGAGTCCCACACGAGTTTTAGTAATCGTTTCGCCGATTTGATTGGCAAAAGTTTCACGGTCGGCGATGGAGCGAAATGACAGCACAGATTGCAACCCTTCCTGAAATTCGCGCTCGAGATAACCTTCCTGAATAGCTGGTTGTAGTTCAGAAGGTAGGTTTTGAATCGGCATAGTCGACTCCCCTAAAATAAAAAGGGCGCTCTATAGCGCCCGAAGATAGATTGCTTTACGCCTTTCGTAGGCATCGCGTGGCAAGTCTTTAACTGGTTCAATATTTGATGGTTTAGGTGTGGGAGGCGTTTGAGCGTAGCTAGAGCTTTTGCCTTCCGGTGCAAATAAATAGGGTTTAGCGGCTTTAAGCGCTTCTAGCAGCTGCTGTGCACCTTCTACACAACCTGCGTCGTTAAGTTTCACGCTCGATAAATCAGCCAACTTGAGGTCGTCCACATCAATTAAGCCGGCTTGCAGCGCATGTGTTTTAAGTTCGGCCTGGATAATTCGCTCTTCTGCCTTCTGCTGGAATTGGCTAAGGCTCGTTTGCGCTTCTTCTTTGGCCTGCACTAAATTGGCGAGCGTTTTTTCATATTTCTGCTTCCACGATTTATTTTCTTCGCGTAGCTCACTCACATATTCACGTGAAAAGGTTTCTTTGCTTGCGATAGGCTGCGTTTTATCGTTATCCACGACATAATTAGGTGCAACACTTTTAGCTTCACGTTTAGCCGCATGCCGAGTAGAGATCGCGTTTTCTGTCGCATCCTCTGGCGTATTTACCTCGTCTGACATGGTTTTTACTCTCCAAAATAAAAAAGCCTGCGCAAAGGCAGGCCATTCATTCAACATCCCCTGAGGGCAGGGGGGAAATTAAAGAAAAGGGCTAGTTCATTTCCGTATCAATTCTTTGTCTTTCAGCTGCAACGTCCCCAATATCCCAAGTGTCGGCCAAGATATGAAGCGCTGTTTCACGACTCAGTAAACCGTTTGCCGTTAGGCTTTGCAACGTATGGGCGTCCTTTTGTCGATCATCCGCTGTCGGAGCATACCAACGCGGCCAGCGTAATGAGAGTTTGGTTTTTTTATTCAGTTTGCCCACTTTTTCTCCCGCCACGGTGAGCGGATAGATCTGGCTCGCCTGTACAACCATGCGTAATAGCGAAAGTAAAGCGCCTTCGCCGTAACTAATACGCAGTTTGTCCGCTAACCAAATAAGTGGCTGATTCATTAACTCCATCGCACGCCCCGATTGCGCTGCATGAATTCGGTCAGCGCTAGCGCGGTTGCCGTGTATGCTCTCTAACGCCAATTCGCGTAAGAAACGGACGTAACCAATTACCGCTTCCGCCGCCTTGCCATTAATTTCCAGCAATCTCGCGTCGCCTTGCGCATCGAGCAGTAGCGCATTAGCTGCACTTTTAAATAACGTGCCTTCTTGATTGGTATATCGATCTGGCTCTTTAATCACCAGCAACGGGTCGCTGCTATATTTCAATCCTCTTCCTGCTTGCGAAAGCTGATAATCAATTTCAATCACCGTATCAATTGCAGGCTCAAAGGTGCAGACCCCATCAATTTGATCGCCACCTGGCAGATTTTTAACCCATACCAGTGGCGTAAAACCAAGATGGTGCGCTTGCGTTCGGGCCTTATCGATCTGAGGGTTAGCCTTTTTATCGTCGCATCGCCAAGGCAAATACCACGTTTCTTGTTGATCGTCCCATTCACGGCAGAACCAGTAATCTGTCGCATCATCGACTTCTTCTATTGCATAGCCTTGTGCTTTTAATGCACGGCCTTTGACTTTGTATTGCTCAATAACGCGGTTTAACTTATTAGGTGCATCTTCACACCATATCGGGGTGAGAAATTGGGTGTTAAGTACTGAGAAAAAAATACGCCCCTTGAGTACGCGCAGCCAGATAGCGACCGACCCCACACTCCCTAATGTGGCTGCCTCAATCATCACTTCATTTAAATGTGTTTCTTTAATTAAGGCTGTCAGTGCCTCTCGCGTAGGGGTATCGTCGCAATCCAAGGCAGGGAACTGACCTTCAGCGAAAAGAAGTGAAACACTGTGATCAACTACCGTCTTACATAGACCACTGCGCACAGAAGGCCGTCGCTCTCGAATTGGTATCGGCTCACGTGTCACTTCTTTTTGTTCTGTATGAAAGTCGTAAGGCAGATGCTGATAAATTGTGCCGCGCAACACTCGCGTCAAAACATCGATACGAAATTGCCGCTCAGGGTAATCTTTATCGGGGCTTAATTTGGCAATCAGGCTTTGGAACATCGCTTTTTAACCTTAGCGCCCTAAATAATTGACATAGACCATTTGCGTGGATGTACTTTGATTCACCATCAGTTCAGTTAGCGCCCAAACCAATGCTTCAGTACGATCAGGCGAGTAGCCCGCTCGGCTACGATTAAAGTCGGATGTAAATTGGCTCATTTGCTCTTCTAAGGCTGCGAATAAGCCAACATGATGCACTCGGCCTTGCTCATAAAGGGCGGCAACTGGCTCGGCTCGCACTGCTTTACCCCGACTCGCACGTACCGCTTTGTAACTGACCTGTCTATCCACCGTGCGCAGCGTTGTTTCTACTAAATCGCCGCCATTATTGACTTCTGCAATGATGCGATCAGCTCGCCAACGGTGGTAACAGTCTATTGCTCGACGCGCCCATCCTTCTGGCGAATAACGCCCCGACACATCTTCCAGGATGTAGCCATGCCCGTCTTCGCCAAGACCTGCTACCACGATGCCGGTTTCATCGGCCCCTTCATGACTCGTCACAGCCGGGTCGATAGCGACGACGATACGACGTAAATTAGGGGCGGATTTAACACGGCAGGTCTCAATTAAACTTGCCTTCCATAATGCGCCCTCTATCTCTTCTAAGAATTCAGCATAAATTTCTTGCCGCCCTAAGCGCGTGCCTTCGTAGCATTGTTTGAGCTGGGCTAGAAAACTTGGTGCAAGATTCGCAGCATTTGCGTATGTACTGCCTCGCGTGACGACTGTCTGCCTATCATGCAATAAAGCCTGTAAATGTTTCACTCGCTTAGGCGTGGTTGTCACGACACATTGCGGATGATCACCCAATCGCAGCCCTAGCATCAGCATGTCCCACGCTTGCGGATAACGCCAGGCGGCCAGTTCATCGCACCAGGCTGCATCATGTTGCGGCCCCCGTAAACGGTCAGGCTCATCAGCGCTATAGGCCGTTGCTATTGCGCCATTAGCCCAGGTTAAACGCCGTTTGCTCGGTTCATAATGGGGGCGCTCAGCATCAGCATGAATTGCCAATAAGCCCGATTCGCCTTCTATCATCACGTCCCGCGCGTCCGCTGCGGTCGGCGCAACCAATGCAATACGCTTGGCTTTTCCTTGCTGAACTTTCAGACGTATCCACTCAGCGCCCGTGCGGGTTTTACCAAAACCACGGCCGGCTAACAGTAACCAAGTCTGCCAATTACCTTCGGGCGGCCATTGCTCGCGTCGTGCATTAAATAACCAATCCTTCTCAAGGGAAGTGACTGCTTGTGCCGTCAGCGGTTGAATTAAGCTCTGTTGTTGTTCCGGCGGAAGTTGCGCGAGCAAGTTTCGCCAAGAACTGTTCTCTGGCGGTTCGGCAATCAACTTTGATCGGTTCTCCATCCGTGCCACTCAGCTCAACTTTATCTGTCACACTCCAGCGCGCACGTGTCTTTAGCCAGAAAATCATCGCCGTCGTGTCGCGGTCTTCTGTAATTTTTTGGAATAAACATTGAGCCACTTTTATATTCGCTTTGACGGTGCCATTTCTTAATTCTTCCGAGAAATGCTTTCTTAGGGTCTTCTCATTCATAGGACGCCCGTTTGGGGCAGTCACCATGCCGCACATTTCCGCCGTAGGGATACCAAATGCTGCCAACTGTTCAATTAATTTGCGTTGCTCTTGGGTGGGCTGGAAGGCAGGACGGGCCATTATCTAATCAGAGATAGAAAAAGAGTGAAGGAAGCTCTGCATAACTCCGCAATAAATCGCTATTCCAGGGGAGCATGCAGAGATTCCCTCATATTGTTGGAATGACATAAGTGTCGATGCCGTCGTATTAAATAGTCACGTTGCAGCGCTCACGCCAACTCAGCTGCACCCAACAATTCCGATTCGGCTTGCGCGAGCCGCTTGCGTGAAATGTCAGCGTAAGCCGCCTCGCGTTCAATGCCGATAAACCGGCGACCCGAAAGCACCGCAGCAACTCCTGTTGTCCCACTACCGGCGAAAGGATCTAACACTATCCCACCTGGTAAGACAGGGCGCACCAGCTCACGCATAAGCGCAGTTGGTTTGCCCGTCAGATGGTGCTTGTCATCGCGGCGCACGGTAGCCTGAATGCAACCATCGAATGGGCCATCATGCTTAAGCTGTACGGCTGCGCCTTTAGTCCCCCATACCACATATTCGCATTGATGACGGAAATAGCCTTTGTGTGGTGCTCGCGCCCCTGGGCCTTTGTCCCATACTACGATGCCACGCCAGAAAACGCCGCCAGCTTGGGCCGCGTCTGTCATGACTGGCAGCTGACGCCAGTCAGTAAAAACCATAAAGTAACCGCCTGGTTTGAGGAGGCGCACGCACTCGGTAATCCACAATGCGCACCAAGCTAGATAGCTGCGTTGATCGCGCGAATCTCCCGAAAAATTCGGATAGCAGGCTTGGCTACTTAAGTATTTCAATTTTGGAGCTTTCGCTTTGTCGTCACGCGTAAAGCCACCGCTGCTATAAGGCGGGTCAGCAATAATGGCGTCAACGCTTTCGTCTGTCATGGTGGATAGCGCGTGCAGCGCCTCGCCTTGGATGACTTGCCAAGAGCGGGCCGTCATTGTGTAATCTCTAACGCACTTAGGTTGAGCATCGTCTTTTTACTCTCTTTTTCAACTATGTCGAAACACGTTTTTTTGAGCTGGTCGATATACAGATATGGCAGATAATTGCCCAAAAATACTCTTAATTTCTTGTTTCTTTCCATCGTATGCCCTCTATTTGAAAATGGCTAAGCGATGATTTTTATTGGATAAATTGGTATTACTTCAAGGTTGACTCACTCAGGCAACCTATCATCTCGGGACGCACGACACAGACTTATCTTAAAAATGGGAAAAAATAACGGCAAAGCTACTGAAGTAATAAATTAGTTCGCTAAGGTTCCAAGTAATAGATACGCTTCGGAGAACAGGCTGCAAACTGAAACGTTCGTGCTTCGGCGGCGCATGGCCGCTAGCCGAGTAGCGTTAATTGATCGCTTCGCTAAATAAGCTATCGTCAATTTCTACGCTGCCGCATGCTTGCGTAGCGCGGCGTGCATCCCCCTTTACAAATATCAGGGCATTCTGATGCGTCTTACCTAGCTTGCGGCTTGTGGTAAAAGTACGTCCTGCACGCATAGCAAGGGAGCCTATTTTCGTCACTAAAATTGCCTCGTTGTAGTAATGCATGCCTGCGTCTATAAACGCCTGAATCGTATCTGCAATAAAGTTACGATAGATACCTTCACGATCTCGTACTTCTCCCACAACAAAACAGGCAAAACGATCATTTTTTAGTAATGCCACAGATTTACGAATAATTTCACGATAGGCGTTTAGAAAATCGTCGTAGCTCATATTTGAAAGATCAGCAGGGTCTTCGCTGTACTTTTCTAAATCAGCATAAGGTGGGCAAGAAAATACTAAATCAGCTTGCACTCCTTTAGCATGCTGATCAATTTTTATGCTGTCTCCACAGTGCCAAACGGGCGTGGGGTGAGTATCGCTGTCAATTTCGCTCCATTGTTCACGATTGGCCTGTACTTGCTTCTCTCGCAAATCGCATCCCACATATTGCCGACCTAACATTGCCGCCACAACGCCCCGCACTGAACCGCCTGCAAATGGGTCAAGTACTGTGCCATCGGGCGGGCAAAACCACCGATAAACAATCTCACATAGAACAGGGTCAAAAATGCTTGTCCCTTTTTGTACCCGCATCTCTGGATTAGCCTCATAAAATTCTTTCCATGACACGCCGCGGCCCATCTTTGCAATATAATTATCCCTGGCTTTATATACCGTTAGTGGTTGTGCGGTATGCGTGTAGGCCAAATTGGTATTCCGCCCATCTTCAGAGCTTAGGCCCAAAGCAAACCATGCTTGCTTACGCTGCTGCCACCATCCTTCACGCGCATTAAACACGGAAAGCGGCGTAACTAAAAATCGCTCCGCGAGCGTAGCACTCGCTTCTTTTTGGTTTTTCTCATCTCCAACAGTAGGCAGTAGCTGATCTAGTTCAACAGCATCAAAACCCAATAAATCAACATCAAAACCGTCAGTCTTGAGTTCTCCCAACTCCAACGCTAGTAACTCGTCATCCCAACCCGCTAACTCAGCCAATTTGTTATCCGCAATGATATAGGCACGCTTTTGCACCTCTGTTAGATGCGACAGTTCAATTACAGGAACTTCACTGATACCCAACTGTCGAGCCGCAAGCAGCCGCCCATGTCCCGCGATAATGCCGTTCTTACCATCTACTAAGATGGGATTAGCCCAACCAAACTCACGGATACTCGCCGCAATCTGATCAATCTGCGTTGCCGAATGAGTCCGGCTATTACGTGCATATGGAATCAGCGTTTCGAGGGGACGATAGGTAATCTGTAAGTTAGCCATAGGTGCTTAATGTTTCTCTTTTTTATAGACGGTAAAAACTCGCCAAATAAAAAGCAAAGCCCGCGTTCTAGTCAGTGCTAGAGCGCGGGCTTTGTTCTTTATAAAAAAGAAAAGAAATAATAAAAAAGCTCGCTGGCGTTAACCTTGCGAGCTTAGGGCGGAGTTTTTCAACTTATCGAATTAGGGCCAATTTTAGCCAAAAGTCTCACCCCCTGAGAAGAACTATTTTGTCACCTTTTAAGGTAACACTTTTTATATCAGTAATTTTCCTTGGAAAAAACGCATACTTTGAGATAAATGTTTGCTTAGCCCTTAAATCCGTATTCTTTATCAACTTCTGCGGCTAATCGAGCTATATCGATCTCACCGTTAGCAATTGCTGATAATTCTGGCATTGATAAAATATTCATAAAAGTAGCTCTGCGTTGCTCTAATTCTTTATTCGCATCGAACCGCCAATTTTCATGGCTCGAATAATGTTTTAAGCCATCGTCACTATGTGTTGCCATAGTAATAAGATAGTGTCTTATGCTGTCTTCTATACGTCCTAAATTCTTATCCATGCTTTCCACTTTAAATATAAAAATAATTTTAACGAAATCGCTTTCAATAATATTCTCATAAATATTAAAGTCAATATTTTTTATGTAAAAAAATATATTGATTTCTTTTAATATTTAGTTAATATTTTCCTTGTTGTTGACATTAACTAAAAACAAATACAAAAAACAAAGGAGAGTGCAATGAGCGCTTATATTGTTAGCGATAAACTTATTTCTGCAATTCTAGGGGCATATGCTAAATCAGGTAGAGGATATATCTCTGAAGATGATGCTCAGGTAATGGGGCAAATATTACTCGATGCGAATTACACAAGCGTTAATTACAGATACAGAGAGAATAATGAAGCGATATTTGAACTTGACACTAAAGTTTTTGATGTTTTCCATGACATGGTGAAAGCCATGAGATTATGTGACACCCTTGATTATCAATCGTGTGAATTTCCACAGTGGGAGAAATCAGAAGCGTGCTCACTGTTGAAGAAGATACGCTACGCTGTGAGTTGTAAGGTGCCAGGTTATTCTCAGGCCAGATGGTCTTTCGATGATGAGCTTATGTAATTAAAAGTAAGTTATTAAATTATTACTTTATGGAGGCTTTTATGGAAATTTTTGAAGAAAAAGACAAAGAAAATAAATTAATTAAAAGCGTCGCAGTTGATAAGTTGACTGCAAAGAGAAATATTATTTTAGAAAAATATTTTGATGGTTTTTGCTCAATTTTTGATGCTTTTGAAATTTCTGAAAGCGAGTCTATCTACCCTCCAAGCATAGATATTAATGGAAAATACATATACATTAGATCAAACGAAGGAGGCAATAAAAAAGCATGTTGATCAGAGATTTTGGGCGCGCTTATTTGATGAATCTGGCGTGAAAGACTTTATGGACAGCACGGCCAAAAAAGAATTGGGTGACTCATTATATCGCAAAGAAAGCATTCCTGATTTTGTAAAGGATAATATTATTTCTACTTTTTCTGATCTTTATGAAAATAGAAATGACATGCTTGAAAGAGGAATTATAAATTTATTTAAAAGCCTTTCTTGGGATTATAAAACAAACCAGCCATTTAAATTTAGAAAGAGAATAATAATCAGTAATGCGCTTAGAGGTAGTATTTGGTCGCATTGGTCTATACAAAGTTATGCTTTAGATAAATTAGAGGATTTACAGAGGGCATTTTGCATTTATGATAAAAAGCCTATTCCAGATCAAAAAAATAGCATGTCTAAAAAATTAGAACGATTTTCTGATCATAAATGGGAAGGTGAGTATTTTGATTTAAAATTTTATGAAAATGGAAATATACATATAATTTTTAAGAGACATGATTTAGTCGAGGATATGAACAGAACATTATCCAAACATTTTCCAAACACTCTAGCGAGTGAAGCAAGATAAATTTTGATGCGCGGCGGCCTATCGTATAGGCTGCGCGCTAAAGGTTTTTTAATAATTACTGGCTACTGATGGTTACTTTACAGAAAAATTGATATCAAACAAGGACCTAAACGCATTGAACTTATGTGCCTACTAGTATGGCTGATTATTAATTCTCGCGTTCCTCTCATCAGTTTTGCGTAGCACCGCTTTCTCGTCGTTTTGCGAAATAAGCCTCAACTTCATTATGAGAGAGATTAGGGCGGCGGTCATCCAATGCTTCTTGCACCTTGTGCCGAAACCATGTGTCATATTCAACGCTATGGGTGGTCGAAGGAAAGGGTAGTCCCTCTCGATTAGCAGCCATAATTGGTGCCCCCCTCTTCATTTATGAACTATCTTATGTAGCTTCTACTGAACTGTAAATTTCAGTTTTTCGATCAGTTCAAGAAAATCTTTAGGTTTGATAATAGAAATATTATTGCGGTAGGGGTTAAGCGTAAGAAGATCAGCGTCACTTGATATGATGAACTGTGCTTTTGCGGCAAGCGCGAGCGACAAAAATTTATTGTCCTTCTCGTCTCGGCAATCAGTTACGTGTTCCACCACAGCTACTAACTCGACCGATTCTGAATAGTAGCGGAAAAAATCAGCCCGAAGCACTGGACTTCGATAGCGGTCGAAGTGCTCACGAGAAAGCACCGTCTTCAACTCTAGCAGTGTTTCATTCGAGGCACGAATCACTCCCGTTTCAAAGGCGAGCTTTAGGGCTGAGCCAGGAATGGAGTTTGGTAGAAGTGCTGCGCTAATTAACGTACTCGTATCAAATACGACAGGATAACGCTTACCGAAGCTCATGAACTAACCGATTAATTTCTTCTTCAGTAATCGATTCCCTTTGATCTAAGGTTGCAGCTGCTCGATACTTTTCTAAATTGCGAAGCGCAATCCAAGATTTTACTTCCTGGGCATATTCTGCCGAAATCACAATGGCGACCTCACGGCCTCGTTTTGTAATAGTGACAGGCTCACGAATTGCGGTGTCGAGCATCTGACCGAAGTGGTTTTGCGCATGTGCGGAGGTCATTTCAGTCATAATATCACGCTCCTATAAAGTAGCTATATTAGCTATTATAGCTAAAAACAAGAAGATAGACGATTTTTGCCCTCTAGCAGAGACCGCATCGATAGCATTCGTTTTTTCACTTGTCCGCACGGCCAGACATTGCTTTTATTCTTTAGTTTTTTGTTGGCCTGTAGGATGATTTGCACGACTGGTTTCGTGTATGCCGACAAATCTCAAAAATACCCACAAATTCTGGGGATAACCACGTTGACAAGTATCTCTGACTTTTCCTAACCTCAGATAAGATAAGGTTTTTTTTGAATTGATTAAATTTTAGGCAAATAATCTTTATGCATTCTTTTGGGGACTACTTTATAGGGGCTTTGTTTAGCGTATTAAAAAGACCAGCTTGGATGGTAATTGCAAAGCGTTGTTCACTACCCTCATTTTCTGCCGCTTCTCTAAAAGCTACTATATCGCCACATCCTAGCAGTAGAACAATTTCTTGTCCGTGATGAGTATTAGCCGCAAACTGCCGGCCATCGCCGAGCGGTATGGACTAGTGCCAATATCCACACTATCTCTCTATCAATCTCATATACAAGGCGATAGCTTTCGTGTGGAATCAATTCTCGGGTACCAGCTATTTTCCCTGGCTGGCCAAGCATAGGGTGTTGGGTTAATTGAGTAATAGCACTGCTGAAAATGGCATCCATCCGTGCTGCTGCACGCGGACTATCAGCTGCGATGTAATCCCATATATCAATACGATCTTGCTGTGCCTCTGGCGTCCATATCACTTTCAACCCTGGTTCTCCGCTTGAGCACGTCGTGTAGCGAACTCAGCCTCCACTTTATCGTTTGATTTTCCTAGTCCAGCCCGCATAGAAATACGGCTGACTTCGACTTTTTGACGCAAATATTCATCATATTGTCGCGCATCCTGTTGGCGTTGAATAAACTCGCGCATAAATTCACGGATTACTTGCGATGCAGGGCAGTGAGCTTTTTTAGTCGCATCCATAAATTCATTGCGTAACTCAGCCTCCAGCTTCAGGGTAAAGACAGCTTCTTTCGCCATAATCTAACCTCTTGCTAGGTGTGTTTTTTTGCTTACAAGGTAAGTGCAAAGTACTTATATTTTAAGTATATAGTAATTACCTATGTGCCAGCATAATATCCGTCTTACTTTCAATAGGGGGAATGATGAATGATTTCGGCTCTCTTTCCGTAACTACTGAAGACGATATAGTTTTGCTAGCCGAAAGATGATGAGTAAGTATTGGAAAGTGCCAAGGAAGTCAAAATGGCTTAAAAAGCGCTTGAGAAGAAAAGCGACGCTAACATGAACTGAACCCTAAAAATTGGGTAACGTTCCAAATTTTTAGGGCGAAACCAGCCGCCCAATGAACTGACGACGCGCTGGCTACGTGCTCTTACGAAACAGAAGCGGCACGTCGATTTCGACAAGGTAAAAAACTGCACAGTCAGAACCTTCGCATTAAAACCAATATCAAGCTTGTAGACATTTTTCATGTCTCGTCCACGAAGTTTTGCAGAGGAGGGCACATGAGGATTTTTCAGACGCTTTGCAAGCTGTTTTTTGAATTGCGCTTTTAAGGACGCCTCTAGCTTTTGCCATTCCTTAAGGGCTGCTTCATGAAAGCTCAATTCATAGTTCATCTAAAGAAACCTTGACGGTTTTTCCGCCCCTACGTTGACGCACGATTTCCCTTAACTCGGCATCTTCAAGCGCTTCCATGATAGTTTCAAATGCTTCCGCAGGCACTAGATAGGCGGCAGGACGATTACGGTTCAATATAGCCACTGGCCTGTTATCCGCTTCCTCGATAACCAAGCCAGGATTACGCCGAAGCTCGGTAATATTGATTGTAGAATCCGCGTAAATGGTATGAAGGCCCATTTTATCCCCCCTCTTTATAAAGCACACAACAGTGTGCTTTATAAAAATTGTCAAATAACTATCTTAACCCCAGTTCGGGATAAGAGCAGAGGAGCTGCCTAGCAGGGGAAAGGTGTCAGAAGTGGGTGAGCGCTAAGTATTTCCTGGAGAATAGAGGTTTTCGACAGCCCATTCCCAGAAAAGACAAAGCGCTCATGGATAACCTGACAGAACTGTATTGCTTAATGGATGATTTTTGCAAAGTATATGAACCAGCCTTTAATAAAAGCCAGTTAGCAAGCGGGAAACGTAAGCGTTTACGCGCCACAAGCTTGTCTTTAGCAGAACTGATGACCCTGGTTGTCCTTTTTCATCAGATCAGATATCGGCATTTTAAATGGTTTTATCTGCATTATGTTTGCCAGCATCTGCGCAGCGAATTTCCAAGACTGCCTTCCTATAATCGATGTGTGGAACTTTTGCCACGCTGCAATCTGGCCTTGGCTGCGCTTTTCAGGAACCTCAAAGGTCAATGCTTAGGCATCTCTATTGCCGACTCTACTCCGCTGGCCGTGTGCGATAATTTGCGAATAGGCCGTCACCGTGTATTTAAGGGTCTTGCAGCTCGAGGCAAGAGTTCAACGGGATGGTTTTTTGGTTTCAAATTGCATGCCGTGATTAATCATCGAGGTGAGCTACTCAATATACAAGTTACTTCTGGAAATGTGGATGATCGCCAGCCTTTACCTGATCTTACTGGAGGACTCTTCGGCAAGTTGTATGCGGATAAAGGGTACTTATCCAAGAAATTGACAAGTACCCTAAAGGGGCAAGGGTTAGATCTGATAACCAGAGTACGACGTAATATGAAGCAAGTTATGCTCTCTGCGTTTGATCATGCTTTATTGAAACGCAGAGCACTTATCGAAACGGTCTTCCATGAGTTAAAAAATCTATGTCAGATCGAACACTCTCGACATCGCTCTCCCCTTAATTTTGCTGTTAATTTACTAGCTGGCATTATTGCTTATTGCCTTATGCCTCATAAACCTACATTACCAGTTCGCTTCCAGGGAGCACCTGCTCTTATCCTGAACTGAGGTTAAATAATTAGCCTAAAGCCTTACCAGGAAAGGGATTCCAGTCTTGTGTATAACGACATGGGTTTACCCACGGCTCCGCGCTGCTGTAAGAGCTTCTTATTCACCTGGCTTAAGCCTTGCACATCTTGAATGGTGGTGTTTGTCAAATTTAGTCTGCCATGCGTCGAACTCCAAGACAGCCGTACTTGATAGCGTCCCTCCTCTTCGATGACCTGCCATGCGCGAACTGATCTATCGCCACAACCGGTAACCAAATAGGTGCTATTAGCTATCTCTTTCCAGGCAAGGCTATGAATGCCTCCCTGAAAACCTTGCACCACCGCTAAACACTGACCCGATCTCACGTCCCACAGCCGCACCGTATTGTCCTCACTGCCCGAAGCGATCTGCTGACCGCTGGGCGAATACACCACGGTCGAAACGCGGGCGGTATGCCCTTGTAAGACGTGGCCGGGTTCGCCGCTGTGCGCGTCCCACAGCCGCACCGTATTGTCCAAACTGCCCGAGGCAATCTGCTGACCGCTGGGCGAATACACCACGCTATTAACCCAGCGGGTATGCCCTTGTAAGACGTGGCCGGCTTCCCCGCTGTGCGCGTCCCACAGCCGTACTGTTTTGTCAGCACTGCCCGAGGCAATCTGATGACCGCTGGGCGAATACACCACGCTCCTAACAAATTGGGTGTGCCCTTTTAAGGTGTGGCCGGGTGCGCCGCTGTGTGCGTCCCACAGCCGCACCGTCTTGTCCCAACTGCCCGAAGCGATCTGCTGACCGCTGGGCGAATACACCACGGTCGAAACGCGGGCGGTATGCCCTTGTAAGACGTGGCCGGGTTCGCCGCTGTGCGCGTCCCACAGCCGCACCGTATTGTCCAAACTGCCCGAGGCAATCTGCTGACCGCTGGGCGAATACACCACGCTATTAACCCAGCGGGTATGCCCTTTTAAGGTGTGGCCGGCTTCCCCGCTGTGCGCGTCCCACAGCCGTACTGTTTTGTCAGCACTGCCCGAAGCAATCTGATGACCGCTGGGCGAATACACCACGCTCCTAACAAAGTGGGTGTGCCCTTGTAAGGTGTGGCCGGGTGCGCCGCTGTGTGCGTCCCACAGCCGCACCGTCTTGTCCCAACTGCCCGAGGCGATCTGCTGACCGCTGGGCGAATACACCACGCTCCAAACAGAGTTGGTATGCTCTTGTAAGGTGTGTCCAGCCTCCCCGCTGTGCGCGTCCCACAGGCGAACTGTCTTGTCAGCACTGCCCGAGGCAATCTGATGACCGCTGGGCGAATACACCACGCTAAAAACAGAGTTGGTATGCCCTTGTAAGGTGTGTCCAGCCTCCTCGCTGTGCGCGTCCCACAGGCGAACCGTACAGTCCTGACTGCCCGAAGCGATCTGCTGACCGCTGGGCGAATACACCACGCTCATAACAGCGTCGGTATGCCCTTTTAAGGTGTGGCCGAGTTCGCCGCTGTGCGCGTCCCACAGCCGCACCGTCTTGTCAGCACTGCCCGAGGCGATCTGCTGACCGCTAGACGAATACACCACACTCATAACAGGAGCGGTATGCCCTTGTAAGGTGTGGATGGGTTCGCCGCTGTGCGCGTCCCACAGCTGCACCGTAGCGTCAGCACTGCCCGAGGCGATCTGCTGACCGCTGGGCGAATACACCACGCTCCTAACAGCGTCAGTATGCCCTTCTAAAGTGTGGACGGCTTCGCCGCTGTGTGCGTCCCACAGCCGCACCGTCTTGTCCCAACTGCCCGAGGCGATCTGCTGACCGTTGGGCGAATACACCACGCTACTAACAGCGTCGGTATGCCCTTGTAAGGTGTAGATTTTCTCCCAGCTCGAGGTGCCATAGACGCTGATCGTACCGTTTGTGAGGCCCACCGCACACGCTTTCCCATCCGGGGAATACGCGCAGGAACGTACTTCACTCTCTTCCTGGAGATAAGGCCATTCGCCAAACCGCACCCCAGTCATCTGCGCTTTGCTTAAATTCGCCTCGCGCAGCCAGCTCGCGCTAAGATTGGCGCCTCTCAAATCCGATCCCTGTAATCGGGTTGAATCGAATACCCCATGACTTAAATCCGCGCCAGGCACGCGTATTCCTTTGAAATCCTTATTATTCAATTGCACGCCGGCTTTCACCAACAGCGTCAGCGCGTTAGCCGCGATAGGCTGCACCTCTTCTGTTTTGGACCGCTCTACCCAGTTCAATAATTTCTCTTTGAGCTGAGCGTCTTGTTGAACGCTCTCTTGTAAAAATCTAAATATCTCTCGGTCGTTAGCAAGACATACCAACTCAAAAAGTCCAGATTTCTCTACCACCTGATCGAGTTGCCCTGAGTCTGATAGCTTTTGCAATTGACTCAAGGCAAATTTCTTTAACCCTTCGTCTGAGTGGATTAAAGCCCCTTGATATTGCTCTTGAATCCTTTCTTTGATTAAGTGTAATTTCAGCGCGGGCGAATCGATAGGTTCACCATTACAAGTCACTGTCGTTAGTGCATTAAAAAAAGCCAGCCGACTTGAAAAATCCAGCCGGCTTTCTATTTCTTCTCGAATTTCCAGCGGAAGCGAAAGAAAATCAAAGTCAGTAGATTTTTGTGCTGCTGGATAATGCAGCTTGATAGGGCTTGAAATAGGGTTCAGCATAAATCTTGTTCAATTAAAGTAAAACCATCTAATGAATTTTGATAGGTCCTGAGCGTCTGATCCGCTAGAGCTCCAGGGGTAGGGCAATCGCGCTAGTGTGCCACAGACGCACAAATCATGAGTGAAGAGATAGACGAAATGAGAAGTGCATAAGCTTTATAAAAGATGATGGTTGGCCCCTTGAAGTCGGCTTCCGAGAGCTGGCTTCAAACCACCTTAAGCGGCGTTGGTAAAGAGCCAAGGTCGTGAGCGTTAAGGAAAAGGCGCTGTGAGAAGCGTCAGGTAAGGATCAGAAAGTCGAATGACCCTGAATCACTGTTGAAGCGTCGAAATGGCTAGAAGACATCAAAACTAAAGGATTAGCGTGCCTTCAGGAAGAATTTGCAAGCAACTCGGTTACTGAGCAAGTGGTGTCCGGCGTAAAAGTGGCGTGAGTCTGATTCAGGCTTCGCTGCAATCTAGCGTTGGCCGCCTTATTTGAAGCGTTGAAAGGAGAATGTTCTGGCATCTCCATTGCCGATTCCACCCCCCTCGCAGTTTGCTCAGTATCCGACTCACGCCAGGCAATGTCGACGACCGTAAACCTTTACCTGATTTAGTGCAGACTCTTTTTGGCAAACTTTATGCCGATAAGGGATATCTCTCAAAGAAATTGACACAAACCTTAAAGGAGTGGGGCATTGAACTGGTCACCAAAGTACGAACACAACATGAAACGTATCATTCACTCTGCTTTCGACCAGGCTTTATTGCGTCGCCGCGCTCTTATTGAGGCCGTCTTCGATGAATTGAAAAACCTATGCCAGATCGAACCTTCTCGTCATCGATCTCCGTTTAACTTCACCGTCAATCTGCTGAGTGGAGTCATCGCTTATTGTCTCTTCCCTAATAAGCCTAAACTGCCTTTGCAGCGTTTACGTGCAGGTTCGCTTATCCCGAATTGACGTTATCTTAAGATTTTGCTTTTATCCGCAGCGAGATATAAGAGCAGTGCAAGTAGGCTGTGTAAAAATTGGTTTCAGGTATTCAGCGTATTCTGAAATGCTGATTTGACAACTCTCTAAAAGTTTGTAATATGTGAAACGCTGCTAAAACAAAGAGCAGCCCAGGGTTAACAGCCTGGAGCAATAAGAGCATGGTCAGCCGCTATGGCGGGCCGTTTAGGGACACCTTCGGGTGTGCCGGCTTCCTTATTGCCCGGTCTGTTAACCCTTCTCGGTCTGCCGCCCTTGTTAACAGAAGGGCGCGGAAAAAACCGGCAATAAGGAAAAACATTATGAATTATCCCACCGCGACTTTTCCATCCCCGCCTTATGCCTCGTTTTGCGCTCCTCCATAACCTTTATAGAGGAATGCAGAGACATTTTTTGCCTAATTAAGACAATCACCGTTAGTTATTTGACTTTGATAATCTTCGTGAAGGCTGTAGTATAAGAATACTGCTAAAACAGTAGCAGTCCGGGGTTAACAGCCTGGAGCAATAAGAGCATGGTCAGCCGCTATGGCGGGCCGTTTAGGGACACCTTCGGGTGTGCCAGCTTCCTTATTGCCTGGTCTGTTAACCCTTCTCGGTCCGCCACCCTTATTAACAGAGGGGTAGCGGAAAATAAACCGCAATAAGGATAAGGCCATGAATCATCTTCCTCCGGCATATCAGCCGACCTTAAAAAATTCCTTAACGTTTTCTCAAATTCTATCTTGCAAAAAATGTCCAGTTAAGCATTCTGCTGATGTGGGGCATTCTCTACATATTTCTCACTTTTCCCCCGCGCTTTGTGAGCGTATTACACCTATAAGCTATTCCCCACCAGAAGCGTCAATGCAGACGCCTCAGCCTTCTTCCAACTTTGCTTTATTTCAACGTTAAGGGAGGCTGTTATGCAAAACTTTGCTGCATTAGCAGCGGCCTTTGATCGTCCAAACGAAAAGCAGCCGCTGACTCAATCATTAATCGAATTTGTAGAAAAAGCGCGAACCAATTTAAACCCTAATCGGAGATCTAATCGGAAAAGGGATTTTATTAACATGGCAAGCGATCAATGCAAGCTTGCTGCCTGCCATCGCACTTCACCGCAATCAACATTAGCTATTTCTTCTTCTGATGAACCATATTGGAATTCTGCAAGGATTAAAAATTTAGGGAATTACGTAAGTTCACTCAGAAAACAGTTCAAGAATGAAAAATGGCCTGCCGATATTTCTTTTTATCACCAAGAAAAAAAGCTGTTCTTGGAGCAATTGGAGGTATCTATTGCAGTCTATGATGCATTGATTCCGAAGCTTGATCATATTACTAATAACATCGCCTTCTACGGCATTCCATTGCTAGTCGAACAAGCTCTTATTCCTTCCTATTTGGAAGATTTAGCTTCTCTGATTAATGCACTAAAAGTAATAGGGTCTGGCTGGTATGAGCTGTACAAAGCTTGGGGTAAGAGACAAGAATTAAAGGACGTTTCTACTTTAACTAATCAATTAACCTTAAATAATGGCTTCATTCTCGACAGCATCAGAGAATTAGCAGTTTATTTATCCGCTGCACATAACGCTCATATGAATACCCCCTCTCATCCAAGGGAGGGAATATGAGCGGAGCCTATCCAATCAACACAGTCAATACTGCGTTTATTCCGCCACTGGAAGAAAAAGCCAATCAGCCTGATTCACTCATAGGATATGTTGGCACCCTTACCGCAGTTGGAACGATGGTGCCTACGCTAGATCAGGATAAAGAGGCTTTACGTTATCCAGCCGGAGAAAAAAAGGCTTATCTGGATACTCTTATCAGTAACCCCCAACTTTTTCAGAAGCAACCTGATACGGTATCCGAAGCAGATGAAGAAACGTTAATTTCTGATTCGGAGTCAATAGCAAGCAGCCTGCGCTTTGAAGAGGAGAGTAAAGCGGAATATGCGTTTGCTGCCTATGACCGTGCTTGTGAATTAGTCAATGAGGAAAATTGGAAGAAGCTGCCTTACTTTGATGAATGTTGCGAGGCTGTGCCGAATTTAGTAAACAATTTGGAAAAGCTAAAAGTTGGTCTGGCATCAATCGAAAAATCTTTCAAAGATGAGTCACTTTTTCAATCTGAGATTGAAGACGAAGTAGATGAAGTACTGCAAGTCCGGTTAGATAAGCTGATCACTATACAAGACGCACTAAAGGCATTAATGCCTACGGTAAAAGCACTTGCAAAAGCTAAACAGCACCTTGAAAAAAGTAAGCTGCCTACTGAAAAGCAATCTCACGTAGTCAAGATGATGACGAACGCTGTAACAGGTATTGGGAGCATTCTTATCTTTTACGGTATTCCTGCATCTTGGCTATCACTTCTTTCTAACGCTGCTAACTCTATTCTCGACAGGCGCAGCTATTTAATCCAACAAAAGATCAAGCTATGGGAAGACTTTAAAGAAGCTCTCGATGCGCTTGATCAACATAACCCTAGTAAGGAAGGAAATATGAGTGCCACTTTAAAAAGTGTATCCCGTGAATACCATAATGTGCGGGAGGGACAGAACCAGATAATTACTGAACAAGAAGCTCAAGCTCAAGAGCTTAAAGACGCCAAGCAAAAACTGGAAAACGTCACAGACGCACTAAAGAAATCTGAGGAAGCAAGAGTGCAAGAAAGTGAGCAAAATCGAAAACAGATATTAGAGCTAAGGAATGCTGTAGCTGAGATGCAGCGAATGTTACAAAACCAATCTGGGCTTCAATTAATTGGAGGACTCACAAAGATACAGGGGTCAGCAAATCAAGGACGCGATCTTTCCTCCTGGAAGGACGTCGCGTAAAGCACCCTAACTTCCGTTGTACATTGCTTACGAGCAATATTGGAAAACGTGTCTAACAGCCTGATTAGCTGTTAGACACATTCTTTCTCCTTGGCAAAATCGGATAGAACCACCCGATCTTTGCCAGGGCTCTTCCCATAAAAAGAGACATGAAATGCGTCCACGTATGCTCTCGAATATCGTTATGTCAGCAATAAGCTTAGTCGAATGGTTTGATTTTATCTCTTCTCGTTTGGCTCGATTAATTTTGCTAACGCTTTTTTTCTTATAGGCGATCTCACCGCCAAGCTATTGAAATTCTGTAAGGCGTGCCCTAATTATTCGTGGAGCATGGTACTGGCATCTTATTGCAGGCGTAAGCAAAGAAAAAGCCCTTTTAAGCAACCTTCCAAAAGTTTGAATCGCATTCAACTGGCAGAGGTGCTTAAAAAAGGGCTTTTTTAGCCTGAACTGGAAAAAGGATTTAGTTTTGTTGTAGCTTGGCAGCTATCTGCGCTAAAAGAGCATTTGTTTTTTCTTCCCGAATTCTAGCTTCTTCTCTTTCTCTAGCTCTTTCCTGTTGCTCTTTAATTTCACGAGCCTTAGCTGCTGCTTCTCTCTGTTCAAGCAGAGCAACCAATTCTGCTTTTTCCTGCTTAGAAAGCTCTCTCTCTTCGATAATTGTCCTTTCAAGAGTAGCAATCCGATCTTTAAGTTCTTCAAGCTCAGGCGTAGAAGGTCTACGCGGCCCTTCTGTAGTAGAGGCGGAGGGGAAACTTTCCTCTGGCATTGTAGGACTACTAGTCTTAGGCGAGACGAATTGCCGTTGCCCAATGGCCAGACTTTCAGGAACGGAGGCCAAAGAAGCATTTGAATTTAAAGAAGTACTTGAGTCGTTACGGGGTAGTCCTATTTGCTTTAATGCATTACGAAAATCTTTTCTGAGACCATTTAATTCTGCTCGCAATTCATTAATAGAGTCTGTTTGTGCAGCACTGCTATCGGAAAGCGTGCCCAGAGAGCCGGCAACCTGTCCCGTCACATAAGCTAGGTTCGGGTCAACTCTTAGATATTGATTATCTTGCCCATTATTGTTAACCCCCCGTGGGTCCATATCAACCTCTGAAGCTAATAGTTTTAATGCGTGTTCTAAATCGTTTTTTAACGTTTTTCTAAAAGCATTCTGAAAATCTAATTGCCGCTTTTCTGAAAAGTTCCAGCACTTTAATATAAAGTAGACGGTTCCTGCAAGGGCGGCCCCTACAGCACCGCCAGCGGCCAGCGCAATTCTAATAGACCACTCCGAACCGCCCGTTTCATTCACTAAATGATTAAAATCTCTGAGTGGGTTTTTTTCAGTGATTTCATCTAACTTAATTTTTTTATTTCTCTCTTCATCAATAAAGCTTCTTAAACTTTCAATCGCTTCTTTAAACGTGATTACTGACACCTGCTGACTATCACATGTGTCATTCACTGATGGTGAAGAGGTAGCAGCTGCGCTCTCTGCCTGCTCGCTTTCCTCTGAAGTTGTGTCATTTAAAACTTCAATGGCACGATCCGTAGAAAGCCCGTGTCGGTAGGTTGATGCTCTACCTTCTGCAAACGCCTGCTTACACGCCTCATCAGGAAGATCATTTCCTTGTTCTTGTCTTCTCTGATAAGCAGTACATAGATTTCTAATAAGTTTTTTCGCCTCTAGGTATAAGGCGAACTCATTATTTTTACGTTTTAGTGCATCATCTTCATTTTCTAGCGATAAATTATTTTTAGTATAAAGCTGCTCTTTAAACAGCTTATCTAACTTAGCCCCCATCTCCCTGAGTACCCCGATGATGGGGTCTTCAGGCGCAACAACGGTAAAAGCCCCTTCAACCTCTTGTGTTGAAGGGGCGTCGGGTAACGCTAACGTTTTCGGCACGTGACGATGAAGCGTTAAATGACAAACTGTGAGGCTCTTATGCTGTTTGCTGCTATGCTCGACTAAGTAATTTAAAAAGGGGTCTTCTTGCTTTTCTCCCGGTGCTTTAAGCCTTAATAAATCTTGCTGAGTATGCGGGATAAAAGCGCCTAAAAAATCTCTACGAAAGCCCGGCCTAGTTATAGGTTCGTCAACGTCTCGACCTACGCCTAAATCGTTAAACCCGTTCTCAGGCAACGAAGAACTTGCCGGAGAACCTGTTGCTTTTAAACAGAGCGGATTACGTGCATATAAATAAGTTGGACTATAAGGCAAAACCGAGCTACGCATAATTTATCCTCTTTGCGCAAACCTTTTTAGGAAAAGCTGACAGAAATGCATAACTCTGAAGTCTCTTCGGAAAATTCTGAACTTCCTATAGGTTCACGACCTGAGTTAACCTTTTCACCATAACCGTAAAAAACCTGAATGGATAAAATGAAATGGCTACGAATTAAGCTAAAACTGCGACTCAATCCGATGAGCTTTAATAATCGTAATTTTTTATATCTCAATCAGTAACACATTAAGAGCGAAAACACTTTAGTACGTGCAAGGAAAAATCGAATTAAGAGGGCATCTCTAAGAACTGCGTAATTAATTCTTCGACGAGAGCGCGCTGCGGCGGCGATAAAGCTCGAATTCTCTCTATCAGATTTGCCACCTCTACCGAAAGGGGGGCCTTTATCTCTAGCGATTGGGTTTTAGGTGGCGGCCCATAGTGCAGCCAATGTTCTGTCACCCCTAGCCATTCGGCTAATGTCTTAATTTTGTCATTTGTTGGTATAACTCGTCCCGTTAGCCATTTGTGTGCAGTTTGTGGGGTTATCCCGGTTTCGGTTGTACCCGAATGTCTTAAATTAAACTGCCGAGCTAAATCGGTTGCCCCTTTAACTGCTTTAGCACCGCAATTAAGCGCGACAAACCGATTTAAAGCCATCTTCAAGCGTCGAGCAAAAGCGGCTTTTTCTTCTTGGGTAGGCATGAGATAAAAAAATGAGCTGAGATAGCTTATTGTAAACCAAATAAGAATTTTTTAACCTTATTGGGTAACAAAAGGAAATGCTTTGGCGACCATCAGGAAAAGTGAGAAACGAAAAACCTCGGCATACCGATGTAGAAATGCCCAGTCACACACTTGTCTCACTATGGGTAGCAAGCTTGGTAGCTTTTCTTGTGCTCAGTGGACGGGTAAGTAAAATTCTTTTTCCTTTTTTCGAGGGCCTGGAATATCCCCCTTAGCCAATGGCAGGGGCAAGACGTTGCCCTTATTTTGTTTGCCTTTATCCGGGATTTTATAAACTCGATAGTTGGCCTCGTAGCTGTTTGTTGCAGCAAAGTTGAGCGAAGCGTTGGGGAAATTTCTGGCTCACGCGGACAGACTAAATGTTCCCTGCTATTTTTATCTCTCTAATAGCAGAGCATTAAAATCTTTTTACATGACAATAGGAAGCCAATATGGACTATATGAAGAGCCAGGCATGCATTGAACGATTTGAATTAGAGAAGGAACGCATTCAAGATCGCCCTCTGATTAGCCGAGGGAAGCTTCTACCGCTGACTAATCAACTAAGAGAATCGCTCGCTAATGTTCATCAAGAAGTGCAGAAAGCGCTTGAGGATGGTGCTGTTTTAATCAACGATGATATCGGCATGCTATGCGCAGATGAGGCTAAAAAGGCGAACGGTGAGGAAGGGAGAGAAAGCTACGCGCATACAATTTTTTTCTATAGCCATCCTTGGCTCAGTGTTACACCAACGTGCCATTAGCATTGCGTGCGGCACAGTAATATCACTTAGCAAAGGGAAGAGCCGCAGAGCGGCTGCGAATCGTCATCGCCAGCTGTTCAAAATGAAAGCACTACCCTCCTAGCATGAAAGGTTCACACGTTCTCAATAAGCTCAGACTTTGCAGCCCTCGCTCGGTGAGCAAGTAACTCCAAATAGCCTTGATATGCTTGCTGACTAAATTTCTTAACACGCTTATAAAACGTTTTAGAAGAAATACCTAATTCATTGGCAACTGCTTTGATAGGACGTAAATTATGAAGGTAAAACAGCTGCATCGTCCGCTTTTCCTCGCTGTCTGGCTGCGCCATAACAGCGAGATTAAACAAACTCATATTTATAGAGCACTCTGCATCAGGCACTTCACCTGAGTATTTTTGCGGCTGAAACCTAGCTAACAAATGCTTGGGTGCAGGTGGAGCAAACAAGCGGCGCGAACGATGCCATTCTGCCCATTGTTGGCAGAAAAAATGCAAGTCTTGATCTTTTTTCACGTCACTCATCATTATCTACTCGCTCTTCCTATTTAATTAATTTTCTCGATTTAAGCTACTTTTTATTTCAAATTTATTAGCTAAGTCACTGGGCAAAATTAAATCTATAAATGGAGCCGAAATTATTTGGCATGTCATTGAGTTCTTGTTCAAGCGTATGAGTACGCCCTAATTAAACTCTCTTGCTTTTCCAATCAAACACGACAAATTCGCCGCCACCTTCGCGCAATCGATCTACAATGCGTTCGCCAAGAAAAGATTTAAGACCGGGTTTAATACGCCCTTCATTTTTATAGTCATCTAGCGGGAGATTGGAGAGAAGCAAATTCGGCTTGCGTCTTTCGTAGCGCTCATTGAGTACATCGAAAAGAATGACTTTCTCAGTCTCTGAGCCAAACTGCTGGCCGACTTCATCCAAAATAAGCAAATCAGGAAAAACTAGCGCCGCTGTCGCTTGGCTCTCGGTTTGCTCGCTGTCCTTACGCCAAGTTTCTTTAATACTTCGTATTGCGCGCAGTACGGAGGTAAAAAGCACTGTGCAGTTATATCGGCGCATGATGTGCAGACCAATGCCCGCCGATAAATGCGTTTTCCCCGTGCCAGGTTTTCCCAAGAACACAGCAGAGCGTCCCGTTTTCAATACTTCCTCAAATTCACCGGCATAGGTGGTAGCAAACCCCAAAGCACGCTCTTGCGCTGGGGTTTGAGCGATAAAATTTTTCAAGCTACGGTTTTGAAACCGTAGCGGAATACCAGCGTCACCGATTTTTCTTTGCCATGCCTGCAATTTGGCTTCACGGTCTTTTTTCTCCACCTCGGCTTTTTCACGAGCCTGTGCCTCTGCGTTGCAAATCGGACACATCGACCAAATAGATTTGATGAAACACCTAGCCTCATATTCGCCGTGCTTATCGCACCTGTCTGTGCGAATTTTTGGTTCAGCGTGAACGCCCATTTCGTCTAATCGGCTCATAGTTTCCCGCCTTTTCCGTAATCCAACTCATCAAAATTTTCTGCCTTCGGCTGCTGTGGCTTGACTTGTGTATAAGCGCTTGCATGAGCAGCATCTGCTAGCTTGGGAACCAGATAGTTAAGGTGAATACGTTGCTCTGGCTTAGCATGACAGCGCGCCGTCTCTGCTGCCGTGAGAATCTGTGCATCGGAATAGCTAGGTATAAGCTCTCCCCAGGTTGGCATTTGCGGGTGAGCGTTAATACCCATTGAGCGCAACTGTTGGCAAAGCAGCCCTATACGGCGGTCTTTGGCTGATACGGTTACGCACTGTTCTCGTTCCTGCTGAACTAACACTGCTACGTTAGTAGTAGTGTTAGTTATGGTGTCTGGTTTATGGATAGCCGTTTCAGATTCATTACAGGTGCGTTCTTGTTCGCCACCTGTTCGCGTTGCAGGTGTGTAACAGGTACGCTCTTGTTCTGTCTTTGTAATCGTTGCCGGTGCGTTCTTGCCGCGTTGCAGCATGTCTCGCAGTTGCGTAATCGTGGTGTCCCATTTCGGCGTAATGCCTATTGCTCGAAGCTCGTCAAATAAACGAGCGCGCTCTCCGCGATGGCGACGCATCCGCTCTTTTTCATGAGCTGCTTTTTGCTTACGCTCAGCGCTTCCTTCTTTGTATCGGCTGATCTCTTCATCGCATCGTTTATTGTGCCAACCATCTTCTTGTAGAATAAAAAACTCTTTGAGTACAGTATTCACCGCCTCGCGCTCTTGTTTGGTTCTTGCACTAACGAGGCGCTGCACCTCCTCTAACTTGGTTGGCAGCGGTTTTTCGCTCGCGTAATATTTTCTGAGGAGTCGGCTATAGGCCGCGTCTTCAATAAAACTTAGATGAGCGGTGGCCTCAGCATAATCCCCTATGTGGTGCTCGTAGTAGTGCATAGATGATTTCCGCGTATGGCCGAACTTAATCCGACAAAGGCCAGAGAGTGGAGTTATCAGAGGATGGGTAAATATTGGGAAATAGCCACAATATTTCAGCTCGTAACGGTTTGCTCATTTGATTTAGCCTGTCAGTGGGTTTTTTAGAAGTAAATTTCCTACCCTTGGGCGAACTGATACGAGCTTCATAAGTTAGATAGGAGATAGGGGGCGAGAACCGCATCAATTCAGAGCGTGTCTTATAGTCGCTTGTATAGGCTCTGCAAGCTTTTCGTGAGCTTCCTAAACAAAGCTTACCTTGCTTATCGATAAGCCGAGGTCGCTGTACTATTTTTATGGCGTCGCCATTCACAGGAAGATAGGCATACAGCTGACATTCACACATGATGGCTCAATCAATTGTTTTGCAAATAGGTGTCTCAGGGTCAGCAAAAATATCTGGTCGTGCAAGACGCAAAAACTTAAGTCGAGCCTTTGGAATTCCTTGTTTACGCCAACCACACACAGCGGAAGCTGTTACTTCGCAAAAACGCGCTGTCTTAGCGGTACCGCCAAGACGATCGATGATCAAATTTGAGTTAGATTGCATGAAGTAGAGCCTATCATTATCGTTTTTATATTTAAGCATTCTTAAAAAATTATTACAAGCAAATTAAGAATATTTAATCATTTTTGAGTTAAGCTATCTTAATGAAATGGTACGACAGACTCTTTTTTGCGCTCGAGAAAGCGGGCAAATCACAATCCCAGTTAGCGGCGGCCGCAAAGGTTGCGCCCCCTACTGTCACGCAATGGAAGAATGGCGAAGTCCAAACCCTGGACGCTATAAAGTGCTATTACATTTGCATATTTTTAGGCATTCGCCAGGAATGGCTCCTATTTGGAGAGGAGCCTATGCGCTCATCCTCCAAAAAACCCATTCAAGACCTCACTATCTTCCTTGAAGCGCTAACAGAAGAAGAATTAGAAAAAGCGATTAACGTGCTTCAAGCTGCGCTTGGGAAATCTCACCCTTTCATCCCATCGAGGGCCAGTAGAACAAAGGAAGAAGAATTAGAAAAAGCGTTTAACCTACTGCAAGCTGAGCTTAGAAAGCCTCGCACTCATCATTTCTCGAAGCCCGACGACACTCTCTCTCCCGAAGAGGTTGAAGCAAAATATTTTCCCTTCAACAAAACGGAAAAAAAAGAGAATGAGACCACCTTTAAAACTGGTACCCATAACCGAAAAACGAAAAACAGAAGTTAATAAAGCCCTGGAAGATTTAATGAGCCTCGCCCATCAGGGCTTATTGGATGGCCTCTTGTTCCAGTTCCATACTTGCGATGGCAAGCACTTTCACGGCCTCTCCGGCTATTACCGCGCTCACCTTTTCGAAACTGTTGGCTCTTTAACCAACATGAAACACTGTCTCTGCACAACGATAGGAAGCGACGCCTAATCTGAAAGTAGTTACTACCTTTCAAAAAAATTAAGTATTTCAAAACTCCTCTTGACTAAATAATTAAGAATTCTTAACATTCTTACTTAAGAATTCTTAATTTCAAGGGCGACCCACTATGCCCCCCTATCTTTCATTGTTATGGCTGTAACGAAGCAACCTGCGAGCTATATCAAAAAGCCTATGTGTCAATTACGCCGAGCAATGATTTGGATAGGGGGCAATAAAGTTCTGCTTTCTCATGAAAAACAAATGATTTGCGATGCCCTTGAATAAGAAACGCGGTTTTTTTGCGGCTTATCTGAACACGGAAACACGTAACAGATTCATATAACTGCCGAGCAGCAAAAAGGTTGATTGAAAACGTTTAAGCCTCATCAAACCAAAAGGAGGAATAGAAGTGAATTCCACATCAAAAACACCTACAGAGGTAAGGGCGCTAGAGATTCGACTCTACGACCGCGATCAATTTTTCGCAAAACTCACTAACTCAGACGGTACTGAATTAGCAAAATACGAGGGCAATATCCGCGGTTATTCGTCAGATCAACGGCGTAACAATTACCTCACGCTAAACGTCAATGTTAACGCCCACCAAATCGCTCACTTGAGAAAGCCAACCTGTGAGCAGATCGCGATCTTTACCGCTCAAGCAGTGCAATTGATAAGTCCAATTTCTCAGTTTGATTTAGCCAAGCTAAAGCTGAAGCTTCGCCTTTTCGAGGAAAAAATCGCTTGGAAATGGCAAGAGATAGAAACGATGCAAAAAGAAGTCGAACATCTTTATCTGGAACTAGAGCAATGGGAAGGGGAGGCAGCATGAACAGCAACGAAACGATCAACATCTGCCTACCTATACCCAAGCACAAGCTACTTAAAAAATACCTTGATAAAGCTGTTGTTGCAGGCAATGACGGCATAGCTATAGCGGGGAGATATGAAACAGCTATAGGCGGCGATCGTGACATGGCTGTGGCAAACAAACATGGCACAGCTGTAGCGGGCGACTTTGGATTGTTCGTAACGATGTACGGCGGAAATGCAGTAGCAGGCACGCAAGGTAAAGCTTTCGCAGGCCGTCATGGCCTAGCATCCGGCGGAGTCCAGAGTATCGCATGGGCAGATATGGGTGGGGTTGCACGTGCTGGAGAAAAAGGCGAAATCCATATTCGCTATTGGGATAGGGAAGCCAATCGCTACCGTACCAAAGCTGGCTATATCGGAGAGTGCGGATTAAAGCCGGACACGCTATACCGACTCAACGATCAATACGAGTTTGAAGAAGTTAAAGAACCCTCGACACAGGAGGAAAAATGAGTCCCTCTCCTTCGTCAGCCAATCGTACTTCATTTCTTGAACGGTTCATCGAGAAACATCCAAAACTGAGTACAGCCCTAGGTTTTCTCATTATCTTGATTGCGCTGTGTCTCGCTGCACGCGATGAGCCTGAATCCGAGCAAATCACCGCCCAACAAAATGTCGATATTCAAACTTGGGAACAAGGCTATGAACAAGGTAAGCAAACTGAGCTAAACCTTTGCCAGCATCTAACTAAGTTCCGTGAATAAGCAAGTTGTACCTATCGCTCCTAGAACTTAGCAATCCTAATTAAGGAAATGATATGCCCTCTTTCATCATCCGCGCCTCAAGCCTTGGCAAATTGTTCGATCGTCCGGCGTTTTGGGCAGCTACTCACCTAGAAATTAAGCACGTGCCATCGAATAGTAAGGCCATACTCGGCAAAGCGATAGATGCCAGCACTGGTCGTGGCTATGGCATTCGCAAAGCCTGGAATCTCGCCAAAGTGACGCTATGAACATTTATCACACTCCATGCGTGATCACGGTTGATCTGAAGCATTACCTCGCACAAGTTGACAAAGAAGATCTTTGGCAAGAGGCCCTCGAATCGAGGCAAAAGGCATTACTTGCCGAGGGAGGCGACTACCACCCCTTCTTGATCGATAACCTTTTAGAGGCAATCGGCGAGATCGACATTACAGCTATTGCTGCCTCGCTCAAAGTCAGCAAATACGAAGAGGCAGGGAAAGTACTTGCCAATTTGGTAAATGCATATTGGGAACATAAAGCACAACAAAAGGCTGAGCGCGAGATTAAAGAAAATATCTGTCCACGCTGCCATGCCTGGGGTTGTTACTGCTGTGGCGAAGACTGAGAACTAACAAGCTATGAATAATTCAAATGACGCTTTTTTAAAAGCAAGGCAAACCGGCCTGGGCGGGAGTGATGTAGCAACTTTGTTTGGTATCAATGAATTTTCTACCAAGCTCGAACTTTATTTACTGAAGCGCGGAGAAATCGAACCACAACCCGACAACAGTCGGACAAAAGCGGGCCGAGTCATGGAACAGGTCATTGCGGCGATGGTTTCAGAACGCACAGGTAGAAAACTGCGTCGAGTGAACAGAACGTTACGTCACCCTAAACACGATTTTTTGATCGCCCATATTGATCGCGATTTTGTCGGTATCCCGAAAGGACTGGAGATCAAAAATGTTAGTCCACGTATGGGCTATTTGTGGGGCAAGGACGGTCAGCCAGATGCCATTGCTGAATATTACGTTCCGCAAATTCATCATTACATGTTGGTTCTTGACTACCCGGCATTTGACGTAGCGGCCTACTTTGGCGGCGATGATCTGCGTATCTACCCGATGGAGCGCGACCTAGAAATGGACGAACTGATTATCGATACAGCTCATGACTTTTGGCACAAGCACGTTCTAGCCGGTGTGCCTCCTGAACCAGAATTCGATCATGCTACAACGTTGCCGATGTTCAAACGCTTATACCCAGGCACCAACGGCGCAACAGTTGAAGCCGATGAAATGATTCTGCATTGGGCCAAGGTCGCAGAAGATGCCGCGAAGCGAGCTAGTGAATACGAAAAAGCCGCAGAAGCAGCAAAAAATCATCTTCTGGCTTTCATGGGCGATGCTGCCGTTCTAAAGCTGGATGGCAACAAAGTATTCCGCCGCAAGTTAATTCAGAAGAAGCCTTATACCGTCGAGGCTACCAACTATATCGATGCCCGTTTTAGCACAATCAAGGAGTAAATCAATGAATGGAGTCGTCACTGCTAACCCCTTTGCAGCCACCTCTACGGTTCAAGCTCGCGCGAGTGTCAACGCTATCGCCCAAACAGACCAACAACGCGCAATCGCCGAAGTTCAGGCAGCCATGATGGTCGCGCGGATGAATCCACGCGACCCTATCGATGCGATGGATAGGATATTGAATGCCTGCACTCGCCCAAGCTTAGCAGATGCCGCCGTGTATACCTACGCAAAAGGTGGGTCTAACATTAGCGGCCCATCAATTAGACTTGCTGAGGCGATGGCTCAAGCATGGGGTAACGTGCAATTTGGGATTCGAGAATTAGATCAAGTCAACGGTGAGTCAACAGTACAAGCTTATGCTTGGGACGTTGAGACCAATACCCGCCGAGAGGTAACATTTCAAGTGCCTCACCTTCGTTATAAAAAGACAGGCTCATACAAACTAGAAGACCCACGTGAAATTTATGAGTTAGTTGCTAATCAAGGGGCGAGGCGATTACGTTCCTGCATCTTGGCCGTTATTCCTGGCGACGTAACCGAAGCGGCAGTAGCGCAATGTGAGATCACTATGCGCGCTAAGGCAGACACCTCATCAGAGGCCATGCAAAAAATGGTAACTGCTTTTGAAAAGTTAGACGTCACTAAAGAACAAATAGAAAAGCGCATTCAACGCCGCATCGATGCCATCCAACCAGCACAAGTCGTTAGCCTCAAGAAGATTTACGCCAGTCTACGCGATGGCATGAGCACCCCCACTGACTGGTTCGATGTAATCGAGGAAGAAACCACCGCGCAAACCACAACCGCATCCAGAACAAATTCTGTCAAAGCTAAAGCTCGAAAACAGCTAGAAACGGCACAAAAAACAAACAGCGTAGATCAGCAAGACGACATGTTACGCGAGCTTGAACAAGGCAACCGACCGCAAGCATGCGGCGTCTCTTTTAACCAAATATCTGACCAATTACACAAAGCAGGCGACATTGATTTGCTTGATGCAGCCGCCGATCTAATTAGCGAAGTGGAAAATTCGGCACATCGTGAAGAATTGTCTTTGATCTACCGCCAGCGCCGAACCGAGTTTGAGCAAATCTAGCCTTTAGTAATTCCGTTTGAGCCAAAGATAGCGCAATTAATACAGCTCTAATTCTGGATGCACTTAAGGCGATGCCTCAAAAACGGTAGTGTGACGCAAGCAAAAAAACAGCATAGCCGCTTAGTGTTCATCTACAACCTCCCTTAACGTGATGGACGAATTGGTTATAGCCCGTCGCAAATCTAAGTGTGAGGTGCAAGGTTTATGACTTGAAGCAATAGAAAGGAGAAAAGCGTGAACAGGAGGAGATTCCATCATTCTGTCCAATGCATGGATGAGGAGGAAACAACCGCACACAAAACAGTTATTCAGGTGGCTGCTGCCTCCTACGTTACCGTAGATCTGGCCGCCTTCTTAACAGGACTATCGGAGAAAGCCATCAGACGCAAAATTGAGGATGGAAAATGGATTGAAGGCCGAGAATACCGACGCTCACCAGACAAAGGAATTTTTATATCAATGAAGGATTATGATAAATGGGTAGAAAAGGGAATGGTGTAGAAGTTCATGGTAACGCCATCAGATTGTCATTTACTTTCAAGCGCAAGCGAGAGCGTAAATTATTAAAGCTTGATGATCAACCGATGTTGCCTACAGCAGCAAACATGAAATATGCGCAACGTATCGCACAAGAAATTCGTGATCGGATACGGCACGGTACATTTAGTATGGCCGAATATTTCCCTGAAAATGAAGCCACTAAAAATAAGCCTACTAAAAGTAGGGTTAGCGACCCGCTGACGGTGAAAAGTTGGCTCGACAAATGGCTGAATACGAAGAGTATTGAGGACTCAACCAAGAAGGGCTACGAGAGCATAATTAAATTTTGGAACACCGCCGCTATCGCTGACACGGAAAAAAAGACGGTCGTAGGTACGCTGGCACTCAGAGCGCTTAAGTCCAGTCATCTGCTAACGGCCATTGCACAGCGGGCCGATGTAAGTGGCAAGACGATAAACAATCACATGTCGATCATGCGCCAAGCGCTCGACCTAGCTGTGGCAGATGGAGTCATCAGCAAGAATCCCGCTGACCAAGTACCGCTCGCCAAACACCAAAAACCGCCGCCCGACCCGTTCAGCCTTGAGGAAGCCGAGGCGATCATTGCCGACATGGCAAAACATTATCCTGAGCCTATTTATAACATGGTCGAGGCGTGGTTCTTTACTGGTCTACGCACTTCAGAAGTATGCGGTCAGCGATGGCCCAATGTTGATCTTCATAGCAAAACGCTGACCGTCAGAGAAGTAATAGTGCGGGGCAAACAGAAGAAGCGCACCAAAACCCACGTAGTGCGTGAGGTGCAATTAAACAGTTACGCATTAAGAGCGATTAATCGTCAAGCTAAACACAGCCGAATACTTGGCGAGCATGTATGGCTTAATCCTCAGGACGGCGAACCCTGGCTGGATGAGCAGTGGGACTTTTGGCACGATTATTGGGTGCCTTGCCTCGAACGCCTTAACATTCGTTACCGCCGTCCCTACAATATGCGGCATACCTATGCCACGATGATGCTGATGGCTGGCATGGCCCCTGCTTATTGCGCGAAGCAATTAGGCCACAGTGTTGAAGTGTTCCTACGCACCTACGCAAAATGGCTAGACGGTGCACAAAACGACTTAGAAATGGCACGGCTTGAGTCAAGCCTTAGCGTTAGAGCCAATTTGCCCCAAATTTGTCCCAAGCAAAGCAACTTAGGCTGA